AGTCTCATTGATTAATGTAATGTATGAGCGAAGAAATATTAGAAGTGTTATTGGCAATATTAGTAGTGTTATATTGGAGATGGCTATTAAGATATGTCCGCAAACATTAGACAGATATCATGAAGAAAACATACAAAGAACAGAAACAATTATTAAAAGAAATTTTACAACAAGTTAACACAAAAGAACTTATAGATAAAGAATATGTACGTAACGAAAGGGAACATCTTTTGAAGAAAGAAGTAGAACGTATATTTGACACGTTTAGATTATTAGTATCGATATTACTATTACCATTATTAACAATATTGTCTGTCGTCCCACTAACAGCATTGTTAGTTTTATTATGTTTATTTATTATGAAAGAAATGTTATTAGGTATGTTTAGATTAACTACACTACCATTTAAAAAGTTATAAAGGAGAAAAGGTTATTATGGTAAGAACAAAAAGAAAACCTATAAAGGTAAGAACAAAAAGAAAACCACGTCAAGTCAAAGAAGTTAGTTTCTTTGAACGTGTGGTAAAGGGTGGAAGAAAAATCTTCTCACCAGCACCAAAGTCTTAAGCAGCGACTATGTTGATGGCCCGTTCGTCTAGTGGTTAGGACTCAGGATTTTCATTCCTGCAACAGGAGTTCGATTCTCCTACGGGCTACAAAAAAAGTGCTTGACACATATGTATAAAATGTAGTATATTCTGTTTAAAGACTTGTGTCGTGGTTGACACGAAGTATGGGGCTGTAGTTCAGTTGGGAGAACGCCTCCCTTGCACGGAGGAGGTCGCTGGTTCGAGTCCAGTCAGCTCCACAAACGCCAGAGTAGCTCAGTTGGTAGAGCAAGTGATTTGTAATCACTAGGTCGTAGGTTCGAATCCTATCTCTGGCTCAAGAATTTGATAAGGAAATTCAAATGGTCAATTCAAATAGTTTTTGGTATTGGGATAGTGTAATACCAAAAGAAGAGTGTGATAAAATAATTAATTTATATCCTGATAAATGGGTAGATGCTAAAGTACATACTGACCGAATAGAAAGGTCAAGAGATTTTGATAGAGATATTGGACACGATATAAATACTCGTAATAGTCAAGTTATATTTTTTAGTGATAAGTGGGTATTTGAATTAGCTTATAGTTTTATTAAATCTGCCAATGAACAGGCTGGTTGGGAGTATGATATAGAATCAATGGAGAATCTACAATTAACCAGATATGAAACTGAGGGATTCTATGGATGGCATTCAGACGGCCCAAGTGACAACTTTGGTAAGTATGATAGACCTAAAGATGATTTATTGAATGGATTGATTAGAAAATTAAGTATAACGATTTTATTAAATGATGATTATGAGGGTGGTGAGTTTCAATTTAAATTTGCAAATGAAAAGATGAAAGGTTTAGATAAGGTAGGTCATGGATTAAAAACAAATACATTAACACCACCAATGAAAGGTACAGGTTCAGTTATTGTTTTTCCATCTTATCAATTACATAGAGTAAAACCCGTAACAAAGGGTATGAGATATTCATTAGTAGGTTGGGCGTGTGGCCCACCATTTAAATAGAGGGAAGTATGATTGAATATATTTTATTAGGTATATTATCACCTATATTTCTAAACTTGATGCACTTAGTTCTTGGTATCTTTGTGGTAACACAACGTGGTAGTGTTATGAGTTTAGGATTTACTGGTATTAGTTTCATAACTAAAACATTCGGTATGATGTTTTTAACTTGGTTGGGTGTAGGTTATTTAGGTTTGGATATGAAAGTATTCATACCTTTACTTGTATTCTTTTGGTTCTTTACCCATGTGGTAGAGGCATTTGTAATACAACACTATATACAATTAAACGTACCCAAAGCATTACAAGATTTAAATGATAGATGCCGTTAAGTAGATATACTAAAAGACATAAACGAACCTTTGGTAAAAAGAAAGAGAAGTGGGATGGTAACTTTAGATTACCACCTAAACCAGATAGTTATTATACGGAAGTAAAAGGACAATGTAGGTGGTGTGGTAACATGATTGTAAAGGAAGATGGTACTATTAATGAAAGAAAGAGTTGGCATAAAGATTGTGCTACAGAGTATATGTTAATTTATCATTCACGTGAACAGAGAGCTCACGTTAGAAAAAGAGATAAGAATGTTTGTAATCATTGTGGTAAAGTTTCTCGTAAATGGGATGTTGACCACATAAGACCTTTAGTGGAACAGAAGCATGTAAAGGAAGAAGATTTAGATTGGAGTTATTATAGTTTAGATAACTTACAGACATTATGTAAAAAGTGTCATAGAATAAAAACTAATTCAGAAGTCCATCTAAAGGGAAAGAAAAAACCCTTAAAATATAAAACACATAAGTTTATAGGAGAAGAAAAAAAATGAGAGATAGATTACTTAAAGCTATAACTGAGTATCTCAAGGGTGGGATAGCTAAACATAAGGCCAACGTTGAAGTGTATCTGAACCAAACAGTTGGTATTGGTGAACACTCAGATATAGTATCTACTATTGAAAATGAACTTGAGTTATTATCAGGTTATGAAGATAAGTTAGAAGTATTGAATAAACATTTTCAACTAACAGACCAGTTAGGAACTAAGGAGTTATTAAATGAAAGAACTAAAAGCAAATAGAGTACCACCTGGTGATAGGTGGGCAATGGTAGATGGTGATGACCAGATATATGCATCACTTACTGAATTACTAAATGCAATCTTTATGGAAACTCAGATGACTGATTTTTATGTTGATGCACAAAAGGGTGAAGTTCATGTAGAGGATGGTAAAGAAAAACCACCTACTATTAAGAAGTACTCACTCTATGGGGAAGAATATTAATTGAGTAAATTAGTAATGGCTATGGTCATATTGGTTATAAGTAATATAATGGCTTGGTGGCAGTTGAATGCACAATTCATCGAAAAATTTAAAGGTCATTGGTTTTGGAGTTCGGGAGAATGGATGTCTATCTTTGGTATACCAGTAGGTTATGCATTTTTTCATGCATCAAAATTAAGTTATGAACATTTTGGATTCACTTGGAATATTCGTATGATTGGATTTGGATTAGGTACATTAGTCTTTGGATTGATGTCGTATTTATTTCTGAAAGAAATCCCTACACTAAAAACTGCAATCTGTCTTTTATTGGCGTTATCAATAATCTTAATACAGGTAACAAATGTGATAGGTGAGTGATGCCGATAAATAAGAAAGCTGATGAAAACCTACCACAAGATTTACAAGATACAATTAATACGTTTATCGAGCAGGCAAATATCATAGAGGAATATGATTTAGATACTATGCCTATGGAATATTTTGCAAACCTAATAGAGAAACTAAAAGAGTATCATGAGTATCCATTGATTATGGATTTATTAAAATCAGTTGAAGAAGGAATGATAAAGAAATGATTGATTATATATTGGCCGTTCTTATACTTGGATTTACGTTTTATCAAATAAGAAAATTTTTAAATGAAGAGGATAAATAGAAATGATTAAAGAATCTAGCCATTTTTTCAAAGATAATATAGCTGATGTACCTGACTTTCCTAAAGATGGGATTAATTATAAAGACATATCTCCAGTAATTGCAATACCACATATGTTTAGATTGGCTTTATTGAATATGCTACAAGGACACAATAACGAATTATGGGCAGGTGTTGAGAGTAGGGGATTTATATTTGCTGCAGGTTTAAGTGGTGTTAATGGTGGTGGTGTGTTGATGATTAGAAAAAAAGGGAAACTTCCCCCACCAGTAATCGGTAAGGAATATAGTTTAGAATATGGCACTGATACACTTGAAGTAAAACCAGCTGGTGAAAGGAAATCAGTTGTATTGGTAGATGATGTTTTGGCTACAGGTGGAACATTAAAGGCTTCATATGATGTACTGAAACTAGCAGGATATAATGTTCTCGGTATTGCTGTATTCATTGATTTACAATATTTACATGAAGAGGATTTCACAATAGATGGCCACAAAGTTCATTCAGCTGTACAATATAAAGAGTTGGGAGAACGATGAATAAAATAGGATGGAGAGGACAAAAACTTGGGTTTCAAGAGGTGGAGACAAAGGCACGTGAGTTGGATAAGAAACCACTTATAGTTTGTGCACTCGAACAAGAAACTCAAGGACAACTTGAGGACTACGATGTTTTATATACAGGTGTTGGTAAAGTAAATGCAACTTACGCATTAACAACTCACTTTGGAAAATATGGTTCTCATATTCCATATGACTTGGTGATTAACTATGGAACAGCTGGTAGTGGTAAACTTCCAATTGGAGAATTAATAGATTGTACTAAATTCATACAACGAGATATGGATGTTACGGGTCTTGGATTTATGATACATCAAACACCTTTTGAACCATTAGTGCCAATTGCGTTAGATTTCTGTCACGTAGAGTTTAATCCTATTGGTAGAAACGAGTGGTGTGCAAGTGGTGATTCATTTGTAAATAATAGAAACTCACCGTATACTGATTATGTAATTGATATGGAAGCTTACGCATTAGCAAAAGTATGTTGGAAACGTAATGTGGATTTTATATCTTTTAAATATATTACTGATGGAGCTAACGAGTCTTCTGGAAAAGATTGGGAAAGTAATTTGGCAGATGGTATAGTAAAATTTAAAGAAAGGGTTATTGATGAGTTGGAAAGATAATACAGTTTATAATCAATCTGATAATAAGGTTATGGTCAGAACTAATGGTGATTTGATTTATGTCATTTGTAAATCACAAGAAGAACAAGATTCAGTTGTAAAATACTTATCAACTGAAAGTTGTAAGTTAGAAGACTATGAGGTTTGGGAAGATGAAAAAGTGATACTTACGTTCAGAGTCCATGATGGAGATGAAAGTGAAAAGGTTCATTTGAATTAATGTTTAGAGAAACTCGTAGACGTTCATTAAGAAAATCTATTGGATGGAGAGTGATAGCATTCAGTAACACGTGGATGATATTATCATTAGGACTTACTGATATACCACTTTATAATGCCATCATTATGAATGTATTAGGTATAATTTATTTTTATTTATATGAAAGACTTTGGAACAAATCACAAAGTGGAAGATACGTGGAGTAGTATTATGGAAAATATAATAGCACAAGTAAAAAAGAATAGTAGAGAAGTCATTCGTATTAGTGAGAAAGAATATGAAGGATACAAGTTTATAGACATGAGAATTTATTACCAAGATAAATCAGATGGTAATTGGTATCCAACTAAAAAGGGAATATCACTCACACCCAATACAGTACCAGAAGTCATTGAGGGAATACTAAAGGCTATGGACGTTATGGGATATGGAGAAAAATGAAGACTGATTTGCAAGGTGTTTACGTGAGAAAACCTAAAAAGGAGTTTCACCCTATAAAAGATAAGTCCGTTTATATAATATTTCATGGCAAGGCTCTTGGTGATACTTTAGCATTTTTCCCATACGTAGAACAATTCAGAATAGAAAATCAATGTAGAGTAAAAGTATATCTACCTAAACAAGAAATGATTCAATACTTTAAACCAGTTTATCCTGAGATTGAATTTCTTAGTGAAGAGAAATATATAGACCACTTTGATGAAAAACAAATATGTTTCAGATTACCATTTGATGCAGATAACATACAGACATTTAAAGTAGGGATAGGTTGGGATGGAAGACAACATCAACCTATGCAAAAAAGTATTAGTGATGTATTGGGTATGGAGTTTCGAGAAGGTAAGGATGAATTAAAACCAAGACTATCTTTTAAAGATCACGGTAGACCCATGAAAGAAAAGTATGTTGCCATTGGAGTACATTCTAACGGGCCTCAGATGAAGTATTGGAATTATCCAAGAGGTTGGGAATATGTGGTTAAGTATTTAAATCATAAAGGTTACAAGGCATTAGCAATAGATTTACAATATAGTAATAATAGAGGTGAGTGGATACAACACAAACCAGGTGAACCAGAAAAACCTAAATGGGTAAATGAACCACCTGATAATGCTGAATTGGCTCACGATAATCCTTTAGATGTGACGATGAGTAATATAAAACATTCAGAGTTCTTTATAGGATTAGGTAGTGGATTAAGTTGGTTAAGTTGGGCACTTAATAAGTGGGTTGTTATGATTCACGGATTCACTAAACCCTGGTATGAGTTTCAAGATAAGTGTGTTCACGTACATAATGACAAAGTATGTACAGGTTGTTGGCATGTTGATTATGTTTTAAATTTAAGAGAGGATTGGGAAATGTGTCCTGAACATAAAGGAACTGATAGACACTTTGAGTGTTCAAAAGAAATAGATCCACCAATGGTATTTAACGCAATAGATAAGGTAATTAAATGTTTATAAATCACAAACACAAATTCATATTCATTCATATTCCAAAGAATGCTGGAACAAGTATTCGTGGTTCATTCAGAACTGAAGGTTATGATCAAAGGGTAGTTAATAAACAATACCCACATGATCCTTGTAGTAAGATTAGAAAGTATTGTGGGGAAGAGGTATGGAATACATTCTTTAAATTTGCTATAGTTAGAAATCCATATGATAGAATGGTTAGTTATTATCACTTTCATAAATCATCCCAATATAGATTTCCTGCTAAGGCAAATACATTATCTTTCGAGGATTGGATATACAAGGGTTTAGATAGTAATATGAAAAAGAATCAAACTTGGTATCTTGATGAGGAATTAGATTACATTGGTAATGTTGAATATTTAGAAAATGATTGGAAATTAATTTGTCAAGAGATAGGTATTGAACCATATGAGTTACCAAGATTCAATGTATCAAAACATAATGAATGGTCATCTTATTATAATGAAGATACTAAAAAGGTTATTAAGGATATTTTCCAAGACGATTTTGAAACATTTAATTATGACTATATATAACTTTCCCCCTAAAGGGTACATATACCAATAATATATATAAAAAAAATAAAAAAAAGCTTGACTTTTATTATATTTTTTTGTAAGTTTACAATATGAAAAACACAATAATATTCGACCTTGACGGAACTCTCGCTATAATTGATAAGAGACGAGAAGTTTCAACTAAACCTAATGGTAAATTAGATTGGGGTAAATTCTTTAACCCATCTAATATTAAGTTAGATAAACCTAACCCACCTGTAGTTAAGATGGCTCAGTTGTTTGCTGAACAAGGATTCAACATCGTTATCTTTTCAGGTAGGTCTAATAAGACCGAACGTTCTACACGTTCTTGGTTGACTAATCACAATATCCCATTTCATAAATTAGTTATGAGAGATTCTGAAACTGACCACTTCACACCAGATTGGGTATTGAAAAAAGATATGTTAGATGAACACGTAGATATCAATGATGTCTTTCTTGTGGTTGATGATAGAGATAGAGTTGTACAACTTTGGAGGTCTCTAGGACTTACTACATTCCAAGTAGCTGATGGTGATTTTTAGTGGAGTGTAAGAAGTGTGAAAATATCATAAGTGAACAACGTTACCAATTAGGTTATACTGAATGTTTAGATTGTAGTGAGGTAGAGGCTTACTCAGCTCATACAGTTTATCCACACAAGACGGGTGGTTATGTACAACCTGTAAGTAAGACTGCATCTAACAACTTAAAAAAACTTGATAGACGTAGTACTGGTTCAACTCGTCAGGCTAAAGGTATATATTCAGACCAATCGTGGGATAGGTGGTTAGAACGATACTGGCACAATCTATATAATCCTAAACCCAAACGTAAGGTTGTAAAGGATGTATGTACAATCAAACATATTTCTACAAATGAGATAAATGAAGAAGTGTTAGAACACTATTCTAAATATGGTTATGAGCGTACTCACAATCATATTCGTAAGTTATTATTTGAAGATAAAATTTCCTTAAATATGAAATCTAATCTGATGGACAAAATAAACAGATTACAACTCATGACGAGAAGTCAAAGAAAAAAACTTTACAATATTTAATAATATGAAAGTAAACCTTAAAGATTTAGTTTATACTATACCCAACGCAATATCAGATGATATGTGTAATCATTTGATAAATCATCATATTAAAATGTGTAATCGAGGATTAGGTATTCCTATCGATAGAAAAGATGATAAGAAGGGAATCGATATTAAAATAAGTACCGATGTTTTATATGAACATCATGGAGATCCTGATGTAATTAAAGAACTAAATTCTATAATTAAAAAACATTTTATTAAATATGGTAATATGTTTGATAGTGAGAATTTTAGTTTGACAGAAATTTTTAATATCTGGCCAAGAACAAATTATAATATATTACAGATTCAAAAATATGATACGGGAGTTGGGGGCTATCCAGCTTGGCATATTGATAAGAATTATGAGTACCCATTTCATAACAGAGAATATGTTTATATGTTTTATTTGAATGATGTTGAAGAGGGTGGTGAAACTGAATTTTTGTATTTAAACAATAAAATTAAACCAGTTAAAGGAACACTTGTTTATTTTCCTACACACTTTCCGTTTGTACATAGAGGAAATATTCCAATAAGTGATGACAAGTATATTATGACTGGTTGGATATGTGAGAAGAAACCGAATGAAAAAACGATTTAATAAAGTATCTACTGAACATTGGGGCGCTAAGACAGGTGATAAGTTTACGGTTATAAAAGACCATCACGAAGTTAATGGTGATTTACCAAAAGATAGTATAGTTATCTTGATTGAGATATCACACTTCCCAACAATGTATAGGGTTAAAGATTTAGAAACATCAAGATTATATACGGTACCAGTTCATACTGTAAAGAAGATGATATAATGAACACCACAATGTCAAGAGAAAAGTTGTTAGCTCGTGGTTATTGTTGTGGATTGAGTTGTCAAAATTGCCCGTATGATCCACCACATCAAAAAGGCAATAAGACTGTGAGACCAATGAAAAAAAGAATCAGATTAGGTTCTCATTCTAAAGGTGCTAAGTCAACCCATTGGGATATGGATTATATGACTACTGAAGAAATCGAAAAATTATTTAAAAAAAATGAAAAAAAAGCTTGACTTGTATTAGTTTTTTACCGTATATTCAGTTATGAATTGTGATAAATGTAAAAAGATAAAAGCCGTAGTTAAGTACAAAAATGGTAAATATTGTACTTGGTATTGTGCGAAAAAAAAGTAAAAAAAAAGCTTGACACGTATTAGTTTTTTATCGTATATTAAGGTATGAAAAAAAGGGAAAATATGAAAGATTCAAATTTCAAACACTTTAACCCAATGGCTCTTCGTGAGAAATATAGTGTTGGTTCTACAAAAAGAACTAATCCGTTTTCTTCGTTTTGGGCAGATAACGATTGGACTTCTCGTAGAAGTGAAATACTTGACGAAGAACGACCAGTCAAGAAAGGTGTTGACCATGTAGCGTTGGCATCTTATCGTAGAGCTATATCAAACTTTGTGAGTATCGTAACTAACGATTCTACCATTCCTGTTATGTTCCAATCTAAAGGTGATTCCTATACTGATGGTAAGAAAGTTACTATTGGTAGTAAGATTGATGAGAAGAACTTTGATCCTGTTGTTGGTTTGGCTCTTCATGAAGGTTCTCACATTAAGTTATCTGATTTCAGATTATTAAGAAATCTTGAATTTGAGATTCCTGAATATCTATATGAGTTAGGAAAGAATAAAGGAGTTGGAAGAGGAACCGTAATAGTTCACGTAAAGAATATGTTGAACTATGTAGAAGATAGACGAATTGATTATCACGTCTTTACTACTTCTCCTGGTTACAAAGGTTATTATCATTCAATGTACGAAAAGTATTTTCATTCTAAAGTTATTGATAAAGCTCTTCTTACCGATGAGTACACTTCACTTGATTGGGATTCCTATATGTTTAGAATTATTAACTTCACTAACAAGAATCGTAGGTTAGATGTTCTCCCAAGACTTGATGAAATTTATAATGAGATTTTTAAAGTTAATGGTGGAGTTAAAGGTTTAAAATCTACAAGAGACGCCTTGGAAAAGGCGGTTGGTATTGTAGGAACGGTTTATAATTGTCTACTTGATGGTGTTGAAGAAACTGATGAGAATGGTGAGGTATCTACTAAACCCGCATCTGAATTACAAAGTACCGATGGTACAGAACTTTCTGATGAGGAGTTTGAAGAATTAAAAGAGAAGATGGAGAACAACGAAGTTACTATGAGTGGTGGTTCTGATGGTGGTGGAGAAAAAGTAGAACTAACAGAGAATCAACAGAAACAACTTCAAAGATTAATTGATAAACAAAAAGATTTTATAAATGGTGACGTTGGTAAGGTTGGTACTTTATCTAAAAAAGATAATTTGATTGTAAAGACAATGGAAGAGGCTGGTGTTGTTCACAAAGACGCTGGTCAAGGTGTTGGTTCTGATGAGTATGACTACACCAACGGAAAATATATTCCAAGTAAAGGTACAAAAGTTGTGTTCGTAAAGAAACTTACTCAGACCATGATTGATGAAAGAATGTTTCCTTCTATATTACGTGGTTATGGTCGTGATAATCAAGAGCCTATTGAAAATGGTGTTAGACTTGGTATTAAACTTGGTAAAAAATTACAAGTTCGTGGTGAGTCTCGTGATACCAAATGGTCTCGTAAGGATACGGGTAAAATCGACAAGAGATTGGTAGCCGAACTTGGTTTTGGTAATGAGAGAGTTTTCGAAACAACTTTTGTTGAAAGTTATTCAGACGCAATACTTCACATTTCAATCGACGCTAGTGGAAGTATGAATGGAGAGAAGTGGATAAACACTATGACTTCTACCGTGGCAATGTGTAAAGCAGCTTCAATGATTTCTAATGTTGATGTGGTTGTAAGTTTCAGAAGTACTCACGACACAAGTGACCATTATAGAAGTAGAGGTGGAGAAACTTTTCCGTTGGTATTAATTGGTTATGATTCTCGTGTCGATAAGTTTTCTAAGATTACAAGAATGTGGACAGAAATTTATCCTGGTGGAACTACACCTGAGGGATTATGTTTCGAGGCGATTATGAATGAAATCATTCCTACATCGAGTGACAGAGATTCATTCTTTTTAAATTTCTCAGATGGAATGCCAATGTTCAGTAATAGTTCACTTAGTTATTACTATGGAGACGCAATTAATCACACTAAGAAAATGGTTAACGAAATTCGTAGTAAAGGTATCAAAGTTCTTAGTTACTTTGTTGGTGATTCATATCATGAACGTGAAAATACTATGAAAGATTTCAAAACAATGTATGGAAGTGACGCAGAATTTATTGATGTTACTAATCTCATTTCTATTTCAAAAACCATGAACAAGAAATTTTTGGAAAAGTAAATGTTCAAGTGGGTTATAAATAAGTTGTATAAATATTGTCCAACTTGTTCGTGTGGATATAAAATGAAACCAAGTAATTTTAGAAAAGATGAGTATAGTTGGAGATGCATCTTCTTAAATAAATGTGGAACACAGGCATATCAGACCACAAATGGTACTTTACATTGGTTCAAAAAAAGTTAAAAAAAGTGAAAAAAAAGCTTGACACGTATAGTATTTTGGTTGTATATTTAGGTATGAAAATTAATAAAAAAAGGAATGTTTTATGAACAATAGTGTTGTTGTAAAAATAGAGAAATCGGGTAACCGATTTAACGCATGGGATAATGATGGTAAAAAATGGACTTCCCATATTGGTACAAGTACTCGTAAGGGTGCTTTTGATAAGGGTATGGCCCTTGAACGTAGAGAGGGTAAAGGTGGTAGGATATATTGGTGGAAAGTTCCGATGAGTGAATTTGAATCCACTATGGCACCAGTATTCGATACATCTTCAGTTGAGGTTCCAAGTGACCACGCTGAGGTATTGAATTTTATTCATGGTTCTTACAAACTTAAACCTGAAGGTCTTGTGATGAAAGAACTAAAGTGGAAATACTTGGTTCGTTCCGCTGTTCGTGGTAAAAATATGTTGATGACTGGCCCAGCTGGTTGTGGTAAGACTATGGCAGCTAAGTCACTTGTTAATTCACTTGATAGACCTGACTTCTACTTTAATTTAGGAGCGACTCAAGATCCTCGTTCCACACTAATTGGTAATACTCACTTCGATAAGAAGAAGGGTACTTACTTCTCACCTTCACTATTTGTGACGGCTATTCAAACTCCAAACGCTGTGATTCTTCTTGATGAGTTATCAAGGGCTCATCCAGACGCTTGGAATATTCTGATGACCGTTTTAGATAGTGGTCAGAGATATTTAAGACTTGATGAGTCTGATGGTTCTGAAACTGTCGAGGTGGCTGAGGGTGTTACTTTCGTAGCCACGGCTAACATTGGTAATGAATACACTTCTACAAGAGTTATGGATAAGGCTTTGATGGACAGATTTATTATCGTTGAGATGGATGTTTTAACTGATGAAGAAGAACATGGACTACTTCAGTATATGTTTCCTCAAGTTGATTCTGAGTTATTGAAGTCTGTTAGTGAGATTTCTCACACCACTCGTATGGATAGTAAGTCCGAAAGTGGTAAGTTATCTAATGGTATTTCTACTCGTACTTCTGTTGAGATGGCTGGACTTCTTTATGATGGATTTGGATTGGATGAGGCTTCTGAGGTCACGGTTTATCCTCAGTTTTCTGATGATGGTGGTATGGATTCCGAGAGAACTTATGTGAAGCAGTTAGTACAGAAGTATATTTCTGATGGTTCTTCTGAAGACTTGTTCAACGAAGAAGAGATGAGTGACGTATCATAAATAATTATGGATAGGCTTCCGTATGGAAGCACAACGAGGTGGGTGGTTTTATTCCTTTCTTTTCCATCCACCTTTTATTTTCAAAGTTAGGATAAAGGAAATTATATATGTTTGAATTTTTAGTAGTATGTTTGTTGTTTTATATAGCAACTAAAATGAATGATAATAACACTCCGAGATTTTAATGAGTGAGATTTTTCATTTTGTAAAACATTTGTTTGGATTATGTGGTGAGGCACATCCAAGTATTTTAGTAGGTGGTGGTGTTTTTCTCACTACCATAGGACTTTACTGGACAAAAATTATAAATTACATGAAGGATTTATTTTAATGAAAATAGGAATAGATGTAGATGGAGTCTTGAGAGACTTCTGTCAAGGTTTAGAAAAGGTAGTTACAGAACATTATCCTGATTATCTACCAGAAGATTATACAGGTATTAATAATTGGAAACTATCCGATAACTTTACTGTAGATAAACCTGAGATACAAAAGATATATTGGGATGAATACTCAAAAGAAATTATGGGGGAGTCACCAGCTTTCGAAGAGAACGTAAAACAAATGAAAGATATGATTGAGTGGGGACAAGAAGTTGGTATTACTTTTGTTTGTGTTACTTCTCAAAAACCACATGCAAGACATCACACATTATCGTGGTTAGGAAGACACGAACTAAACTTTGATACAATATATTTTAGAAAAGGTTATGAAAAACCAGATGTTCAGATTGATTACTTGGTAGATGACTCACCTAACAATTATAATTATTGGGTTGAAAAAAGAGGTATGTCTGATGGATTTATTTTAATGGACAGACCTTACAATCAACATATTGAAACTAAGAATAGAATTTTTGAATTAGATGATATTGTGGAAATGATAAGTAAGGATACTAAATGACCATAGATAATTTAAAACGAAATAAAAAAGATGGCTTTTATACTTTAAAGAGTAAGACAAAAAAATCAAAAGAAGGGGCATGTAAATCTTGTGGCCACGACCCGATGGTACGTGATGGTTTGTTTAGATATACTACTGATGATATGATGTTGGTTCGTGAATATATTGAAGACCATTTAACAATTTATCATAATCATAGGTCAATGACTCCCATATGGTGTGAAGAGTGTCACGTTCTGATTGAGTACAAAGTAAGGTTAGACCATGAACGTAATTAATTGTCTTAAAGAAGATAATCCATATATAAATAAAAAATTAAGAGAGGTAAGTATAGATGAAGGATTGGATATTGCGAAGGATTTATTCAATGTCCTCAACAAGCGGCAAGATGGTATTGGTTTGGCAGCTAATCAGATTGGTATTGATGCTAATGTTGCTGTGGTTAACGTTAGGAAGCCACTTATATTAATAAATCCAACTATAATAGAAAAGTGGGACGAGATAGACTTTTATGAAGGTTGTTTATCTTATCCAAAAAAAGGTGTACATACAAAGAGATACAAAAATGTAGTAATTAAAACTGCACAAGAAGAAAGTAATTTGTATTTTAGTGGTGAAGAAAATCCAAGTGATGGTAAGGGTAGTTGGGAAGAAGATTCAAAGAAAAAGGAAGATACTGAATTAAGATTACTTGAGACGGTTTGTATCCAACATGAGATAGACCATTTAAATGGTATTGTATGTATGGATAGAGAAGTGAAAGTAAAACCAATTGTAAATCATAACAAGATTGGTCGTAATGAAATTGTTATGATTACTGATGGTAACGAAACAAAAGAATTAAAATGGAAAAAAGCAAAACCACTTGTCGATAGTGGTCAATGGGAAATTTACATAGGAGGCCCAATAACATGAAAAAAGTAAGATGGACAGGTTACGATAAATACTTAGTATTTGCAGACAAAACAAATGTTTTGAAAGGTAATTATAATGGTTATATAAATTTCAGAGATGTAATGGATGTAGTCGATAAATTACACGCAAAACGAAATAACTCATATTTATATAATGGGGAGTTACTTACTTTCGATATCAAACAAGGTGATATTGAATCTTTATATAATTCTTGGCATGAAGGCGAATATAGACGTAGTTTTGATGTTGTGAGAAAAGTCGCTAACAAACTTAACTTTAAAATAATTTAGAGAATGTGTTTCTCTATGGTTACTTAACATGGAGAAATACAATGGGAAAAAAATTAGACGCTCGTGAATACGAGGCTGAGTTAATTAAAGTTTTAGATGGAGACACAATCGATTGTTATATCGATTTAGGTTTCGATTTAAAAATAAAAAAACGTATTAGATATATGGGTATTGATACGTGGGAATCAAGAACAAGAGATTTAGATGAAAAGAAAAAAGGACTCGCAGCAAAGGCAAGAAATAAAGAACTACTTGAATCGGGTAGGTTTAAACTCAAGTCATTCGGTACTGGTAAGTTTGGTAGAGTACTTGGAGAAATCTTTGTATCACCTGAATACGTTGGGGATCATATCAACGAGTGTATTGCTAGTTCTGATAGTCCAATTGATTTATCGTCTGATGGTTGGGTAAGTATTAATGACATTCTAATTGAAGAAGGTCACGCATACGATTATCACGGCGGAACTAAAAAGGATTTTAAAAGTGAAATCAAAGAAGAAAAAGAAGCAGCAAAGGAATCAGTTAAAGAGATATAAGATTGTAGTTCCTTACGCAACTAAAAATACTAATGTGAGTTATGATAGTATTTGTTGGGTGTAGTTACACTTGGGGTTCAGGCCTACAATATGAATATCTATATGAAAATGGTTGGAGTGTTGATGAGATAAATAAAGTTCTACCATTTAATTATCATTTAGAACAATTGAGTTACGACGCAGACGAGTATAGAAAAAAACATAATTGGCCTAATTTAGTTGCAAAAGAATTAAATAAACCTTTTGTAATTGGAACATATACAAATGGTGGTTCAAATTTAACCACTACACTTCCAGTACTTGACTGTCTTAATCACATTTCAAGGGCGTATTCTATTACAACTATTGTTGTTCAATTTACTTCTTGGGTAAGAGACGTAGAGGATGACGATAATTTTAAATTAAAATTTCCATTTAATGGAAGTAGAAAAAATTTAGATTCTACACAACAAGACTTTATGAATGAACAAATACTATCACAAATAAAACAGATAGAAAAATGTTGTAAAGACATACAGTCTCATGAGGATTTAGAGTATGGTCATATGGATAATAGAGATAAGTTTCCATCTTGGTTTGGTTTATCTTGGCAAGAAGATTTGGGGAGTGTGTTAAAAGAATACTATCCTAAAAATTTTATACCAATACATTTTGAAGGAAACACATATAATTCATTTGAACCAATTACTCCACCTGGTTTTAATGAATATGATTCACTTGATAAACCAGGTTTGAGGATATGTGATACTATACCGGGAGTAAAAGATACTCATTTGAATTCTGAAGGATGTAAGGTAGTGGCAAAATCAATTATAAAAAAATTAAAACAATATTAATCGGAGTAAATTATGAAAACAGTAAAATACTTTTCAGCGACGTGGTGTGGGCCATGTCAAACTTTTAAACCCACGATGAAAGAACTGGTATCAGAAGGATATAATATTGAGTTTGTAGATGTTGATGAACAAGGTGATTTAGCTACAGAGTTCAATATTCGTTCTGTACCAACAACCGTAATTATGGAAAATGGTCAAGAGGTTGAACGTTTGATTGGAGCACAAACCAAACGTAGAATGGTAGAAGTACTCGGATGAAGGCAATAGTATTGTTTGACTATCCCACCATTGAGGGTATGATACGTAAAGATACGGTCATCAAGTGTGAAACAAAAATGTTTGAATCAAAACAACATGATGAGAAAGTTAAGGGTACGATGGATACTGGAAAGATAGTTTGGATACCAAAAAAATTGTTACAAAAAATTTGATTTTTCAAACAATAGGTTATACTTATTATATGAATAAAGGATTCGACGCTCAAATGAGGTCGATACATAAACGAACATTAAGGTTCAAAAGAAGTTAATGTTCATAGTTGACTAACGTAACTAAATAGGAGAAATAAAATGACTAAAGTTGCATTTCGTACAGGCATCCCTTATATCGATAGGGATGATTTTTTAACACCGTTTGATAAAATGTTTGACGCTATGGTGGAGACTCAGTTTCCAGATGTAGTAAAACAAGTTGGAGTAAAACCATATCAAGGCAGTGCATACCCAAAGGTAAACGTATATGAATACGAAGATAAAGTTGGTGTTGTTGCTGAGATTCCTGGTTTGGATAAGAAACAACTTGATGTAGCAGTTGAAGATGGTGTATTAACTATCTCAGGCGATAAACATAGTGCTTTCGAAGATGATGGGGCTAAAGTAATTCGTAGAGAGTTAAAACAATCTTCATTCAAACGTTCATTCGAATTGGGTGATATGTTAGATGGTGAGAATATTTCCGCTATTTTCAAAGACGGAATCTTATCAGTATCTATTCCTAAGATTGAACCCGAAAAACCGAAGAAACATTCAGTTAAGATTGGCTGATAAGTTAATTACAATTGAGGATTCTCGGTATTACGTTCTTGGAACGGTATCGGTTCATTCTAAATACTCGACTAACGATTTGAAAAAAATGTATAGTTTGGCCGATACCGTTCTGCGGAACGGAGACCTCTACTTTGTGTGTATGAAATTAATTGATGTTGAATACGAGGATGTATAACTATTTATCTTTATGGATAAAATAAAAACACTTCGTTACAAAAAAACTCGGCAACAATTAAAGTATATACAACTTGAATTAGAAGAAACTCAATTAGTCTACGAAGATTGTCTTGAAAAATTTAACAGAGATTTTAAAGACGAGCTTATGGATTCAAGGGATTCTGAAGAACCTTTAACAGAAGTAGATGATTCACATTTAATAATAGATTCTTCTGTTGATAAAAAAATACTTAACGATATTTACAAAAAAATTGCAATAAAAGTTCATCCTGATAAAAAAACCGGTGATGAAGATAAATTTAAAGAATTAAATGATGCCAACAATCATAATGATTATGGGAAAATGTTGGACATGGCAGAAAATTTGGGAATTGTAATTGAGGATAACGAAGAAAGTTATCTGAACAACACAAAACAAATTAGATGTATTATGAAATCCATTACAGAGATACAAACTACTTTGGCTTGGCAATGGGTACATTCGGAGGATAGTCAAAAAGATGCATATAAGAGTTATATTTTGGAACAAATGAAGTTATAACGATATTTATTATTAACAAACAAAAGGTCATACAATGCGTAGAAAAAATGATGTACTTGACAAGATAAGTACAATAGAAGAAGAGTTAAATAGATTACACGACAGAATACCTGAAGATACAGGTGATGTTCAAAATGATTTATATCTTCGAATTGTACGTGGATTAAAAACTCAAATAGAGAATTTATATAATCTTGTTGAGATAGAAGACGAAGAATAAATAGGAGAAAAAAATGGAACGGTCTAAAAATTTCCACATATGGTTGGGAATATCCGCTCTATTGATTGCTGGAAGTGCTGGATTCTTTTCAGTATTTGGTTTAAGTAAATTATTTGCTGGAGCCGCTTTATCAGTAATCATTATGGCAGGTTCTTTGGAACTTGGTAAATTGGTTACGGCGGCATTCTTATACCGATATTGGGATAGAGTAAATCTATTTCAAAAAACATATCTAATTACAGCAGTATTAACATTAGTATTGATAACGAGTGCTGGTATCTTTGGATACTTATCAAATGCCTATCAAGGTGCAACCGTAAACTTTGAAAAGCAATCTACTGCTTTATTATATAAGGAAGATAGATTAGAACAATTATCAGAAGACAAAGAATTCTTAAAAGAAGAATTAGAAGTTGCAGTCGCAGAACTACCAGAAAATTATAGAACAGCAAAAAGACAATTAAGAGAAGAGTATCAACCAAAGATAAATCAAATCAATACTGACATGATGGAACTCAAAGGTGAGATTGGTGATTTGAAAGTTGAGTTAGTCGAGACGGGTGTTGATGTTGGCCCAGCAATTTATCTTGCTAGAACATTCAATACTGATGTGGATACTGTTGTGAAATTTTTCATCTTTATTCTTATCTTTGTATTTGATCCGTTAGCCGTTATGTTAGTTGTGGCATTTAATCAGGCGCTAGTACTTAGAGAAGAAGAGTTTGGCGGAAGTCCAAAAATCAAATCTAAAAAAAATGATTATTTGATTACCAAAAGAAAAAATTGGTGGGAAGTGTATGGTGAGAAGAAAGATTCTATTTTAAAACGTGAAGATATAGTTGAACCCGAAGAAGAGGTGGTTGAGGTGATAAAAGAAAAAAATGATGATAGTGATAAGGTTGTTAAGGGTGTCGTGAGAAAACTAGGAAAAGGTGGAATCAAAACACAATCTGGCGTTATTTAAAAAAAATCAAAAAAAGGCTTGACTCGTATTAGTTTTTATTCTTATATTCCTATATGAAAAAAATCAAAATGACAGCAACTCAGTTTTATAAACATGAGGCAAATAAAAAACATCGCCTAAAAACTATGAAATATAATATCAGTACTTACTCTAAAGAAATTAAAGAGTTAAAATTTCTTGTTGATAGTAAACGAGCAGATAACTTTACTGCTGAGATGTACAAGGCTCTTGTTCTTGGACGTAAGATAACTCCAAAGATGTTGGAATCAATTCATAAAATAATCAAACGAAACAGTTTTGAAGAACTTGAAAAGAAACGATTAGAAACTCAAAGACTTCTTAGTAAAACTAATATAGTTAGAATGGAATTATCTAACTGTAATTATCACCACATATATATCGCTCGTTCAGAGAATTTTCTAAGTTCATTAGAGGAACAAATACGTAGATATGGTAATCTAAGTCCTAAACAAAAACTAGCTCTAAATAAGATGTATAAAAGATTTTTGAAAAAAAATGAAAAAAAGGCTTGACTTGTATTGCTTTTTTTCGTATATTAGGGTGTTAATTAAAGGAATAAAATATGACTTATGTCTATAAAAAAGAAATGAAACTAGCTCCTCTTGAGGTGGAGTATGTAATGAGTTCTGTTACTAATGAGATTAAGATTGTAGATATGATATATGGTGGTCAACCTACTAAATCATCTTATATGTCTGATGAAAATCGATTAAATCTAATGGATGAATTAGAACGTGATTATCTTGATAAGGGAAAAGAGACAACTTGGTTAGAAGAAAAATTAGATATAGCTCACGGAATATAAAATGAGAAAACAAATAACAAGACAACAATTATTAAAAAGACAAGCTCGTCAAAAGTTTATTACAGAAGGTTTAGGTTTTACTTGGATAGTATTCTGTTGGTTAATAATATTGATAGTAGGGACTATTTAATATTATGGAACATCCTTTAGTTCAAAAGATTATCGAACTCTTTGATGGTGTTCTCATCGATGAGTATGGGTGGCAACACTACAAGGTAAAGGAGAAGGATTACGATATTCGGTTTGATCCGAGTCGTTTAGAATGGGCTTGTGATTGTAAGGCTTTTCAATTTAGATACAAGTTCAAGAAAAAATATTGTAAACATATCTTGGAAGTTCAAGATATGAAATTTAAGGCACGAGTCGAAGGCCGGGCTGGTGCCAGAGTGGTCTAATGGGGTGGATTGCAAATCCATTGTTCGCAGGTTCAAATCCTGTCCAGCCCTCAAATAGAAAGGTATTATGAGAATAAGAGACATAGTAGAAAAATTAGAAAACATTGAACAATGTGCTGATGGTGAGGCATTAGAACTTACCACAAGTTTAATTGATGAATTAATTCAGTTCGATTTAAAGATGGATAAGTTTTTTAAGAACGTTAATGCTGAAGAACACATCCTGGACACTCTTATGAAAGAAGGAATCGAAAGCGGATTGATTGGAAAGGCATAAAAAAGTTATGGGAGCTATAGAATGTAAAAAATGTGGACGTTGGGTTGAGAACGTTGGTGATGATACCATCTCAACTGTATGTTCATATTGTGTTATAGGTATGGTAGGTTTACCTGAAGAAAAGAAAAGTTATACACCAACAGGTCGTCCAGCAGGATGGCACTTTATGAATGAGTTTGTTGACAAGGATGGTAATGTATTTCATAAGGGTAAAGAACAACCTGAATTAAAAGGAACTTTACCACCCACTAAAGTAACTAAAGCTAAGGTAAAAACTAAACGTAGGACTAAAGAACAAATACTTATTGACCGACACAAAAAGAAAAAGGCAGCTTTAAAGAAGGCTGTACAAAAACAAAAAGATTTTTTAAATCACAATATATCAAAGTGAGCAGTTATTGAATAAAAACACTTGTTGGTTTTTCGGTGATTCATTTACAAATGGTGATGGATGTAAACCTGATGAACCTTATTATAAAAAATATCCTAATGGAAAGTTATGGACTACAATCGTTTCAGACAATTTAAATATGAACGAAAAGAATATTAGTCGAGGTGGTTGTTCTAATCAATTTATATTAAGTAATATAGTTTGTAATTTACCTATGATGAATGAGGGTGATGTTGTCGTTGTGTCAAATACAATACCTGCAAGAACTATGTGGTTTGATAATAAAGAACAACGACACTCGATAGTAGAAGAAACTCTTTCAGATGAAGAAAACGTTGATTCAGTTATTTTAAATTATATTACTAAACAATTATTACCCAACCAAAAAGAATGGGGAAGATTTTATATAAAACAATTTTTAAGTTTGATGGATGAACTTGAATTAAGAAATATTAAAACGGTTTTTTGGCCATATACTTTATGGTATCCACCTAATAATCCTTTTCAAACCATATGGGAACACACCGATGGTGAAATACAAAATGGACATTGGAGTTGGAATGGCCACGAAAATATGTCAATACACATCATGGAGTTATTAGATGAGTAAAAATAAAATACCCGATTTAAAAAATGTATTAAATCAAAATTGGCCAGATGCAACTTGGACAGTACCAGCCTTGTTTAATAATGAACAAGCATTGATTGGATTATTATCAGAGATTAAAAAAACATTTGGAGTTACTTTACCAATTCGTTCTGTTTATGGTTCGTATCCTGTAATGTGGAATGGTGGAAAAAGTAATTTAAGAAAATTTACCACAATTGGAAATACACGAGATAGTTTTGAAATGAATTTCGATTTATATAGAATGAATCGTATTGATATTGATGTATCATTTAATAATCCACTTATAGAAGAAGAACATCTTAACGATGAGGCATGTAATTATTTACTTGAGATTTTATCTGGTACAGATAATCCACACAATGGAGTTATTGTTGCGAGTGATGTGTTGTCTGATTATATTAGAAAAAAATATCCTAATTTAAAACAGATTGTAGATTGTATAAAACCCGAATTAGACTTTCCAACTGCAGACGGTAAGAAAAGAACAGTTGAATATTATACTGAATTATCTAATAGATATGATTTAGTTGTGGTTCATCCTGATGATAATTTAGATAAAGATTTATTAGAGGGATTGTCCAAAAATTATCAGAAATATATAATACTTGTAAATGAGAGTTGTACAACTGGATGTGAGGCCAGAGATTTACACTACACGGATGTTGCTAGATATTATCTAAATAATTGGAAAGGTGGTTTTCACTTTGGAGATTTTGAATCGATTGATTCTAAATACAATACACCTTATGGTATATGTCCAGTAGAAAGATATTTTCCAAATACCGGTGTAGAAGTTAAAAGAACTGATACTCGACAAAACCAATTAACAGAAAAAGAATTAAAAGAAATTTATGATATGGGATTCAGAAACTTTAAGTTACATGGTAGAGATTTAAATAATGTGTCTATGATGTATGATGTATCAAGATATTTGTTAGAGAACGAACAGATATTCCCATTGGTATATAAAATGTTTTTAGAGTCACCACTCGTGACCGGTAATTTCGGTCAAGGAACTTATAATTTAAACTAAAACAACAGGAGTAGTAAATGGCACATCCAATATTCGCTAATGGTCAGTATCCAAGACAAAGACCTTTGTTCAAGGAACGAATTAAAGTAAGCGAAATGCTTCAAGGCCCTAAACGTCTTGAGGGAGAGTCACAAGAAGACTATAAAATTCGTAGAAGTGCAGAAAAAACATTACTGAAAGATTATTTGGCTGGTGTAATGATTGAAAACAAAGAGGGTTCATTATAATGAAATCAGGATCAAAAAAATGTAATTATTGTGGGACGATGGCGTCGTCACCATATAAGTATACAATAGTTCCTTCCAGAAAGTATGGTCAATTTACAGACACTTACGTTAAAGGTGCACAGAAGACTAATCGTGAGGACTTAAAGGGAGATAAGAAAGTAACAATTAAACATTATTGTAATGAGGTATGTTGTGAGAAAGATTCACCAACGTTATCCGAGACAACTTACTCGTTTTAAAACTGAAAATTATATTCCACAAGAACATTATACAAATGTTTTAAAGTGGGATAATTTTTCAATGCACGCACAACAATGGAAAACCGTATTAGGTCATTTCTTTCATGGTAGAAAAGATTTAAATTTTCTTGAACTCGGAACGGGTAATGGAATGTGTAGTAATTTTTTACTTGATAATTATGATTGTAAACTTGATACTGTAGATGTAAATGATGTGAATAATGTAGAGGAAGATGGAAAGAAATATTCTGTTATTAGTACAGAAAATTTAAAACCATTTATTGATGAGGGTAGATGTACTTTTAATCAAATGACTACTAAAGAATTCTTACTAAGTAATCAAGATAAGAAATACGATTTTATATATGTAGATGCATCTCACGATAAAGATTTAGTACTTACAGATGCTATATTATCTTTTGATTTATTAACAGAAGATGGTTTGATGATTTTTGATGACTATGGTTGGGGTGAGTGTAAAATTGGGATTGATGCATTTTTAGATTGTTTTGATAAACATATAGAAGTTTTTTATAAAGACTGGCAAGTTTATTTAAGGAAATTATAATGGCTAAAGCAAAAAAGGCACCAAAGGGTTCGATGGTTGATAGACCAAATGGTCAAAATAGATATTGGGATGCTGGTAAAGGTAGTAAGCGTCGAGAGTCCGACCAACAGAAGTATGAAGAGAATTGGGAAAAAATCTTTGGTAAAAAAGAAAAAAAAGATCTTGACAAGTCTTAAAAATTATAGTATATTATAGAGTATTATATCAAGGAGTATTATGCAAACATTCTTACCATATGAATCTTTTGAAGAGTCAGCTTCAGTATTAGATTGGAGACGATTGGGTAAACAGCGAGTCGAGGGGATGCAAATAATCAACGCGATAAGTGGTGTACCGAGAAAAGATGGTAGACCTTATAAGGGTTGGTTGAATCATCCATGTAGTATTATGTGGAAACCATACTTACCATCACTTAAACATTATACCAATGTTATTATACGAGAGTGGATTGCTCGTGGGTACAATAATAATATGGAGTTCTATGAAGTAAAGGATATGGTATTACCACATTGGTTAGGTAATGAAAAAATTCATTCATCACATAGAGCAAATTTATTAAGAAAAGATTTAGAATATTACTCACAATTCGGTTGGGATGAAAATCCTGAATCACCATATGTGTGGCACGATGTAGAGGGTAAGTTCTATGAACAACACGTTGGCACAGGCCAACGAATGTACATTTAAACAAAAGGAGTTATATATGTATTTTGAAGCACAGGTTATATTTACAGAAGAGATACCAACTAAAAATGGAATCAAAGAAAAAAGGACACGAAGAAACTTTTTAGTCGAGTGTGATTCAGTAAGTGTAGCAGAAGCAAAAGTAAACGAACATTTAAAAGATTCACCTTACACGTTTGAGACAAAGGTTGTTAAGGAATCAAAGATTGTTGGAGTAATTGACTAATGAAGACAAAAGCAGAAATGGTATTTGATACCATTGAAACCATATTGTTACTTGGAGCAGGTGTATTACTATTAAAAGTATTAATGGGATTCGTGGATGGTATGGAGGCTTGGGCTGAGTTGGATAGAATGATGAGAGGATATTGATATGGAACCAGTAAATTTAACTTGGTTTTATTTTCATTGTGTTTTGGCACTTGTAATAGTAGTCAAAGATTACAATGGAACTTTAGAAGAGGATTTGAATAAGTTTGAATTGAGTATCGGTATAAGAACTATACTACCTGAAGATTCAACTGAGAACGATCCACCATATTATATATCACCGATAGAAGAAGAACCGATTGACTCAACTTGGATACTACCAGATTCACTAAGGAGAAATTAATGAATAGTTTATTATCAGGACTAATATTGTTCTCAAGTTTTGCTATGAGAACACCAAATGATGAATCAATCACGAAAGATGATTATGAATTATCACTTGGTTTTAAATCTAAGACTATCTATCTCAAACGAGATTGGGAACGTGAGTTAGGACAAAACTATATTGATGATGAGATGTGGTTTACTTGGACACCAAGTATTTTTTATATCAAACCTCAATATGTAAACAAAACTTCTCGTGATTTAAAATATACCAAGCTAGACGCTAGATATAAAAAGGATTGGTTTAGTATTGGTTATACGGGATTTTATTCTGAAGATAAACTAGAACAAGGAACTTCTATTGGTGTTTCTAATAAGAAACAAATCAATTCTCATTTTGAATTGATAACCAAACTTGACGCATATTATTTCAGAGATGATGTTCTTGAAGTAGATAGGTTTGATAAAGAGGCTAATGTTTCATTGAATTGGAAACTGACTAAAAAAATAATACTTAATAATATTGTAGATTACAATGATGTTAAGGGAAAACAATTTTATAAATTTAAGGTCGGTTTTGAGTATTCTTTATAGTTATTTAGTAAATAGCTGGAGAACTTAATGGAACTTTCTGAGATTAAAAATAAGTTGGAACAATCCTACAATGAACAAGATTGGAACATTGTTGAGGAAGTAATAGATTCTTTATCTTATCACGTAGAGATAAATGATTATGGTGATGATGAATGGGCAAATCCTGAAGAGGATGAGATATAAATATGGGGCTGACATTGGTTTCGACAGATGTTATTTGACAATAAAGTGCAACAGAGTATGAGTAGACTCTTAAATAAGACTCACCAAACTCAAATGGCGATACTTCGCTACAAGGGTTGGAAATCGATTGGCACTTAGCCAATTCTGAAATGGGATTTGACAATTTCGTTGAACCTGTTTCTGATTCTCAACCATCTTACGCAAACGCATAAGATACTGAGTTACTTGGTACTCGGTCATAAAATAAACCAAGATGATCAAGTCTTTAGTTAGAGGGAAGTTAGACATTAAAGAAACTACCAGTTTTCAAGACCTGTATATAACTTGACAAAGGTTGTGGATGACTAAAATTTGGAATCCAACTAAGTTGTGAATGACTTTATCGAGAAAACATTTGGACGCGGGTTCGATTCCCGCCAGCTCCACAAAAAATGAGGTTTTAAGTAAACAATATGATATTTATTAATAAGAAAAATAACGAGGATATGATTATGATGAAGAACCTAAGAGAGTTATTAGTATTAGGTTTTGCAATGATAGTTATAGCGAACGGATTTATTTGGAAAGAAATGTTTCGTTCATATAAAGACAAAATAATGAGTGAGTCTTTGAAAAGAACAAAAGAACTTACTCTTAGAAATGAGAAATTAGAATCTCTCATTTCAGAACATAAGCTTGAAGGAATGGATGTAACTGTAACAATGTATCATCCAGTAGCTCGTCAGACTGATTCTACACCGAACATTCTCGCGGATGGAACGCGTATCAGAGTACATAAGGCTAGTGAGTACCGATTTATAGCGGTGAGTAGAAATCTTTTGAAGAGATGGGGTGGATGGTTAGATTACGGTGACTTCATATACCTAAGAGGCACAGATGATAAAGATGGTATGTATCAAGTTAGGGATTCTATGAATGCGAGATTTGTAAATCGTATTGATATATTGGAATCTCCCGGTACTAAACCATACAAGTTTACTAGCGCTCAAATCGTAAAGACAACTAACTTTGTTGCTGGAATTGAAAATAATTAAAAAAGTGCTTGACAATCCTCAAAAAATGTCGTATATTATAGTATAATAAATTGATAGGTTACAACACATTGAGTAAAAACAAACCGTTTTACGAAAAATCCGATATTACAAATCCAAAGAATACAATTAATATCACATATGGAGAACTTTTGCAAAAGAGTTCTGATGAAGTTGATACGTGGATTGATGAATTACGTGATTATGTAATTACCAATTGGGACAAGGGACAACCACCTGTTATTGGTCAAAACGAAGAAGACATTATTAAGAAGTGGAATAAACTTCACGAAGTGAACGTAAATGATTTCTACACAAAGAAGACTGGTGTTATACGAAACTTTAACAAGTTGGCTAGTGGTGTGAATCAATTCTTTCCCACGATGTTAAAGACAAAGATTTCTACGGGCGTTAGTAGTGATAACGCTCATTCCATATATGATATGTTTAGTGATGATAATCTTAGAGATAAGTTTTCCAAGGCCATGAAACGTGGGTTATACAAAGATAGTATGTATAGTTTTGGTAAGACATTGAAACGAAAAGATGTGGGTGATGTAGAGGATTACATTAATAAAATAAACAACGATAAAGATTTCGGTCTCACTATTATTCAACAGAAAAATAAACATCAAGTAAGTGAAAATGGAACGTGGTTAAGTTTTACTGGTACTCAAGTACAAGAATTATTAGATAAAAATATATTAACTAAAGATAATATCAGAACATTAGATGGTGTAGAGTTAGATGATACTATAGTTTTAAAGAATGGTCAAACAAGATATTATCACTATCATTGTAGACAATACAATCGTAATCAAAGAATCTTTCCAACGGCATTACAAATCTTTAGATTGGGTTTGGGACAGCCGGCGGTTAACTTTCCAGCATTAACTGCAAGATTTCTATATGAACATTTTACAGAACATATCAAGGGTGATGTAATAGTGTATGACCCGTCAGCTGGTTGGGGTGGAAGAATATTAGGAGCCATGTGTACTAATAGAACATTACACTATATAGGTACTGATCCCAATCCTGATAATGTTGGGAGATATGAGAATGTAGCTGAGTTCTATAATACTCATTGTAACCAAGATAATCGATTTTGGGGTGATAGAGAAAAGAACACGTATAGCGTATTTACGAACGGTAGTGAAGAGATATATAACAATTCCGAATTTCGTAAATACGAAGGTCAAGTCGATTTCGTCTTTACTTCACCACCTTACTTTAACCGAGAACAATACTCTCAAGATGATAACCAATCGTTTAAGAAATTTTCGGCGTACGAAGATTGGCGTGATAACTTTCTTAGACCGACCTTGACAACGGCGTACAAGATGTTAAAGGATGACCGATATATCGCTTGGAACATTGCCGACATCAAGGTAGGTTCTAATAAACCTCTAATTCCATTAGAACAAGATAGTATTGATGTTATTGAATCATTAGGTGGTAAGTACATCACAACTTACAAAATGTTAATGACACGAATGGTTGGACTTAAACCAACACAAGGAAAGAATTCTGTGAAACATGATGGTAGTTATTTTAAATTTGAACCAATATTAATATTCAAGAAAGGATAAATATGTCAAAAGATAAAGAGATAAAAGTTGGAGATTGGGCTCTACCAAGAATAAGTGGTCTTGTAGAACGAGGAGATCCACCATATCAAGTTAAAGAAATTACTGATGAGGGTAAGTATATTATAGTACAGACGATTGGTACTTACAAACATCAATTAGAATTACCAAAGGAGAAATTAAATAGGTTATGAAAAATCTAACTGAACAACAACTAATAGACAATTATCAAAAATTGATTGATATTGTTGAAGATACGTTTGAGGGTGAACGAAAAGAAAATCTTTTAAAGATGTACAAGTTCTTTGAAGATAGAATCATAGTAGCACCAGCAAGTGGTAAACCAAATTATCATTATTGTTTTGCAGGTGGTTATGTAGAACACGTATTACATATTGTGGACACGGCAAAAAAGTTGATGAAGGTGTATGAATCAATCGGAGCAGTAATAGATTTTACTGAAGAGGAATTGGTGTTTTGTGCTTTACATCACGACTTAGGTAAAGTTGGTGATTTAGAGAATGAATATTATTTACCACAAGAAGATGATTGGAGACGAAAGAAATTAAATGAATGGTTCACTCATAATCCTGAGATGCAATACATGGGTGTTACAGATAGGGCTATATGGTTACTACAACATTTTGATGTAAAGATTTCACAATTAGAATTCTTATCTATTAAAGTTTCTGATGGTATGTATGATGATGCAAATGTTCAGTATTTAAAAACATTTAAACCAGAAAATAGTTTTCATTCAAGTCTACCATACTTGATACATTGGGCTGACCACATGGCCACGAGAGCAGAATATACCGAGTGGAAATATGGTGAAACTAAATCAAAAGAAAATGTTCAGAAGGCTGTGAGTAATATTAAAGATGCTGTATCTAAAGAAGTAAAGAAGATTGAAACAACACCTGCTGAGAAAAAAGAAAACGCAAAGGATTTATTTGACGAGTTATTTGGTGAAAAATAAAATCTTTAACGAGGATTGTTTAGACACAATAAAAAGAGATTTACAATATGACTATTGTTTTTTCTCACCACCCGATTATGATGAATTAGGAATTACACCTATAAAGGATGATGAAAAATATTTTGGATGGATGAGAGACATATATTCTAATTTAAATCCACGTAAAAATGTTGTGACAATTGTCGTTAGTAATCGTAGATATAATAGAAGAACTATTCCAAAACATGAATATGTAACTTCAATAATGAAAGATTTAGGTTATGATTTATTGAATGAAAAGATTTGGGAGAAGTCAAAAGAAATAAATATGTATCGTTATAATTACGCATTTGTTTTGTGTTATGGTAAAAAGAATTTTAAATCAAAAAATACAAAACAATTTAAATACGATATTTGGTTTCATCCATTTGAATCGTATAGAGGGTATAGTTATAATTTTTCTAAAGATATGGTATCACGATGTATAGAAAATTATACAGAAGTAGGTGATGTAGTTTACGATCCTTTCATTGGTGTTGGTACTACTGCATTAGCATGTTTAGATACCGAAAGAAATTATTTAGGTTCTGAGATTGATTCGGAAGTTTATGAACTTTGTATGAATCGAATAGAACAAGAACAAAGGAGTACAAAATGGTTTTAGATATATTATTTGGAATCGCAATAATATCAACGTTAACACTTGGTTATACAACTTGGAATCAATTCCAAAAAGTAGAACGATTAGAATCTTGGATTGAGAATTATTCTGCAAGAATAGTACAAACAAAAAATGTACTTGATGAATTAGATTCAGAGGGTAAGTTCGAATCCGATGATGAAATCGGAGTTGTATTTCAAGGAATACAAGAAGCGATAAATGATTTAACAACAATAACAGAAAAGGAAATATAAATGCCTCGTAAAGCAAAAAAGAAACAATACTTTACTCAAATCACAGAGAACGCTATTATTCGTCATAATAAAGAAACTCGTCCACATATGAGGGAGAGAATTTACAATGACCATATTCGATTTGCATTTGAAAAACTTGCTGAAAACATTATTCATACATTTAAGTTTTATTACTTTGATGTTCCAAGTGAGGATGTGAAGCATGAGGTGGTTAGCTTCCTTTATATGAACATGCATAAGTTCGCTGAGGGTAAGGGTAAGGCGTTTTCTTATTTTAGTATTGTTGCAAAGAATTACTTAATCCTACATAACAATAATAACTACAAACGAATGAAACAACATGATGACTATTCTGTTACTGATTATAAAAGAAATCCGATAACTGAGATGAAATCAAAAGATAGGAATGAAATGAATGTTGAATACATTGAAGTTTTGGCAGACTATTGGAAAAATAATTTAACAACCGTATTTAAACGAAAGAAAGATTTAGATGTTGCGAATGCAGTTATTGAGTTGATTGATATGAAAGATAGGATTGATAATTTTAATAAAAAGGCCTTGTATATTTTAATTCGTGAAATGACGGGCTCCAATACACAACACATTACTCGTGTTATTAATGTGATGAAAAAACATCACACGTCTCTCAAGAAAAACTTTGAATTTAGTGGTTCAATAGACACTAAATTTACAGGAAGTTTTCTATAACAAAAAAGGGGAAATCAATTAAGACTTCCCCTTTTTATCTTTTATCCGATTAGTACTACTTACGGAATAAACCCACCAACACCAACAATGCGACGAGCCCTGCGAACCCAGAATCGCCGAACTTGTTTATGATAGATGTCAGGTTACCGATAACATTTACACCAAAGATTCCACTTCCAAAGATTACTTCAGAAACAGCACCGATGGTAACAAAGGAAAGTAGAAGATGAGCTACATCATCTACCCAACCCTTGACGAGTGTTATGACTTCCTTCATTGGTTAATCTCCCGTTAGTTATTGTCATATGTCGGTTATTTTTCCGACAATAATAACTATTGTATATATTTCTTAAACGATTTCAGTATATATTTATATACTACTATTTTTTGGGTTGCCTATATTTATTAATGTAATAATATAGGTAATCTTATGGCAATAGATTTCGAAGTATTCGAGGGAAAAACCCTTTCAGATGTATTCAAGGACATCTACGATAATTCCAAACGAAATAAAGAACAATTAGAAGTCTTGATGAAAGAAGTAGTTCAGTTTATTAAAGATGGTGATACAGCTGTGCAAATCATTCCTATGTTGAAAGAGTATTTAGAAATCAATGTAAAGAATGATGAACAACTTGTTAAGTTGGCTACAGTTGTTCAAAGAATTGCAACTGCAAATAGTAAGGGTGATTCTGCAGAAGAGTTCGGATTATCTGATAAAGAAAAAGAACAGTTATTAAGAGATATAGAAGACGTTGCCAAGGGAACACAAGACATAACAGATAATATCACAATACCGAAAGAAAATTAAATGGCGTTTATTAATAGGAAAGATGACAATATACTTCCTTCCAAAAAAATTATTTTTACTGCGTCACAGCTTAGAGATTATTTAAAACAAGTAGAACAAGATATTAAGTTTTACGAGTTAGAAATGGCTGAAGTTGTTGAGGTTCATTTGGATGAAAATAAATCTTCATTTCCAAAAACGTCTGAAGGAAACCCAAACTATGCTTATATGGGTGGAATCTTAGCAAGATTTATAACAAGTGAACATGGAAAGCCAGTTGATTACTTAGAAGATTGTAAACCATTAAATCCTAATATTATGACCTATCCTCTTGTTGGTGAAATTGTTTATCTTACACAACTTCCAGGCACGATAGGTAATAAAAGTAGATTTTACTTTAGTCCATTTAATATTACTGGAAGTCCTTCTCGAAATTTAAAACCAAACATTAGTATTCTAAATAAAAGAAATCCTGAAAGGGTTTATCGAAGATATAAATCAGAAGACGAACATAAAGTAGTTGTCAATACCGATAGTGGTGATGACTTTCTTACTGGTTATTATCATCAACCAAAATCATATCCAAGATTAAGACCTGAAGAGGGTGATGTAATCATTGAGGGAAGATTTGGAAACACCATAAGATTGGGTGGTGATAAGGAAATGGAAGAAGAAGGAATTACCGAATCATCTAAAATAACTTTACATACAGGTTTAAAACAAGACTTTGTAAATAAAGGTGGTAAAGTACGTCCACAAAAAGAAAACTTTTTAAGAGATACATCTTCCACGATATCTATTGGGACTATGAATAAACAAAATATTTCTTTAGCATTTACACCTCAAGTAGATAATTTTGTTAAATTTCCTATGTCTGAAATATTTATTAACAGTAATCAAATTATGTTAAATACAAAAGGAGCTGGAAATATTGGACTATTAAGTAGTGGTAATATTTCAATCGGCTCTCTTGGTCAAACCGTAATAGAATCACCTGCAAACGGAGCTATAAAAGTTGGTGGAGATGACGCTTCAGAACCAGGTGTACTTGGTAAAGAATTAAAAAAGGTACTTGATATACTTTTAAAGGCTGAGATTCAAAAGAATACTGCAACCATTGGTAAAAATACAGCAGAGATTTTAGTTAAATCAAATGCTGGAGATATACCAGGAGCAACTAAATTAACTAAAGAGAACATAAAGTTACAAGAACTAAATACGGAAATGACTGGAATGATAGCTAGTGGCCCATATTTAAGTAAAATTGTAAAAGTAAAATAATAGGAGTTATTATGACTAAAAAGGGACTCGTAAAAATAATACGAGAAGTAGTTAAACTAGAAGTAAAAAAAGAAGTAAGTAAGATACTTATTAGTGAACAACGCACTTCAGCGGTATCTTCAAAAAAATCTAAACCTATTGTTAGAAAAAAACCTGTAAAGAAAGAAGTACAGTATACATCTAACACAGCACTAAACGACATTTTAAATGAAACCGTTGGTGGTATTGAGGGTAATAGAACTTCTGAATTTGATGAGTATCCAACAATGGGTGGTGGAGCATTCGATTCAACACGAGCAGCTGAATTGTTAGGATACGGAGATACTACGGGAGCTGGTAATGATAAAGAACTACAACGACAAGTTGGTGCAGTTCAAACTATGAAAGATGCTGGTGTAACTACAGATCAAGTTCCTGAAACTGTAATAAATGCTTTAACAAAAGATTATTCAGCTGTTATGAAGGCAATAGACCAGAAAAAAGGAAAAAATGGCGAATCATTTCGTCCATAGGAATAAATAATGGCGTCAATACGAGAATTAAATGAAAACGATGATGTATTTGTTGGAATTACACTTCCACTTAAACCTGGAAGAACTGGTCATTTTCAACAATCTAAAACTCTAAGAGAACAGGCATATAGTAATTTAAAAAATCTTATATTGACTGCCAAAGGTGAACGTTTAGGACAACCAACTTTTGGTTGTGATATTCAAACTCTAATTTTTGAACCTATCATAGAAACTTCGGCTGATACTATTGAGGAGTCAGTTAGAGATGCGGTAAGTAATTGGTTACCATACATAACAATTCAAAATGTGTTTGTTACTTTTGAAGGTCAAGATAATAACAGAATAAGATTACAAATTGAGTATTCGGTAACCATCGATGAACCAGATTCACTCGACACAATAACATTTAATTTTAATGTAGGAATATAAGATGCCAGATTATGGGACAAATAAAAAATCAATTTCTAAAGAAGTACGATACGTTGGTAGAGACTTTACTGCAATAAGACAGAATCTTATTGAGTTCGCTAAATCATATTTTCCAAACTCATACAATGACTTTAATGAAGCATCACCAGGTATGATGTTTATTGAAATGGCAGCTTATGTGGGTGATGTGTTGAATTATTATGTGGACAATCAATTTAGAGAATCTCTATTACATGCGGCAGAAGAAAAGAAAAATATTTATAAAATCGCACAATCACTTGGATATAAACCAAAAGTATCTCATCCATCAACTGCTGTTTGTGAATTCCGAGTAGAGGTTCCAGCAACCACCGATGATAATATTAATTACAAACCAGATTTAAATTATGCTCCAATCATAGATGGTAATAGTTTATTTGGTGCATCTAATGGTTCTGAATTCAGATTAATGGACGATGTAAATTTTGCAGCATCCTCTTCCCTTGATAGAACAGCTGTTCAAATTTCTAAACTGGCTGATAACGTACCAACTTATTACATTCTTACAAAATCAGGACTTGTAGAGTCTGGTAAAAGAACTTCCGAAACTTTTACATTTGGAAGTGCAGAAAAATTTAATACCATAGTTTTAAGTAATTCTAAAACTGTTGAAATTATATCTGTTACAGATTCAGATGGAAATAAGTGGTACGAAGTTCCTTTCTTGGCACAAGATACTGTTTTTGAATCAGTATCAAACTCTTCAGATAATGATCCTGAGTTATCAACTTTTTCAAATGACACACCGTATTTGTTAAAGTTGATTAAGTCTTCTCGTAGATTTACTACATATGTTCGTAGTGATGGAAAAACAGAATTAAGATTTGGTGCAGGTATTAGTAATAATCCAGATGAAGAAATTATTCCAAATCCAGATAACGTTGGTAGTTCACTTGCAACAGGTTTATCTAAACTTGATGAATCATTTGATCCAAGTAACTTTTTAAAGACACGTGCATTTGGTCTATCACCAAGTAATACTACTTTGACTGTGATTTATACTCATGGTGGTTCAGTTGACGAAAATGTTTTAAGTGGTGAAATAAATGCAAAACGAGTTGTTAATTTTACACTTAATGAAACTGGTTTAGATTTATCTGAAGTAAACGCTACGAAGAATAGTTTAGCGATTACTAACTTAGAACCTGCTAGTGGTGGTTCTGATGGTGAGACCGATACAGAGATTAAAGAGAATGCATTAGCATATTTTAACTCACAAAATAGGGCTGTAACAAAAGAAGATTATATTACGAGAGTGTACTCACTACCACAGAAGTTTGGAAATATAGCAAAGGCATATATAGTTCAAGATGAATCTATTTCAAATCGACAAGTTGTATCGGAAGATGGTCAGAGTACCACAACTGCAGTTTCTAAAATACCTAATCCGTTAGCTATGAATTTATATATGTTAGGTTATGATAGAAATCAAAATTTAGTTAGACTTAATAAGGCAGTAAAAGAAAATGTAAAAACTTATTTGTCACAATATAGATTGATGACTGACGCAATAAACATCCGTGATGGATATATGATTAATATTGGAGTGAAGTTTGCAATAATCACACAACGTGGTTTTAATAAAAATGAAGTTTTATTTAATTGTGTAGAGACAATCAAAAACCACTTTGACATTAAGAAGTGGCAGTTTAATCAACCAATTATCACGAGTGATATTGCATATAAGATTTCATTAGTGGATGGTGTTGCGAGTGTTGTTCCACCAATAAATGATAATCCACAAAAACAATTAGTATTGATAGAAAATAAATATAAATATTCAGAAGGATATTCAGGTTATGTGTATGACTTACAATCAGCAACCAAAGATGGTATTATTTACCCATCATTAGATCCAAGTATATTTGAAGTTAAATTTCCAAACTCAGATATTGAGGGTAGAGTAGTAGGAGACATTTAATGTTTTATTTTGAATATCCATTAGTAGATGCAACACTATATGAGGCGACACCGAGTTCTTCGATAAATACAGGTCTCGATGAAATATTAGAAGTACGAAAAGATATGAATGATAGCGGTACTCAAATTGATGTATCAAGAATTTTAATTAAATTTAGTTACAATTATATTTCTTCGTCTGTACAAGATGGTACTATACCAAGTACTGCAAAGTATTATTTAAATCTATATGACGCAGCATCTACTGAGTTGGCAGTAGAACAAGAATTATACACTTACATTGTCAGTCAGAGTTGGGATGGTGGTACTGGTTACTATAGTAGAGATCCTATTAGAAGTGATGGTGCAAGTTGGAAGTATCGTGATAATGACACCACTAAATCTGAATGGGTAAGTGGTAGCACGACTCAAGGTGGTACTTGGTTTACTTCAAGTATAGGTGGAACTGATTCAGAATACAATGTGAGTGCATCACAAACTTTATATTATGAGACTCAAGATATTAGAATGGATATTACTGATTTGGTAAAGTCTCATATCTATTCAAGTTCTGCATATCCTAATAATGGATTCATTGTTAAGAGACAAAATTTACCCACATCTGGAGGTGCAGTAAGTATATTTGATCCTTCATTATCAAGTGGTTCTGCAGAGGGGGACACAACTTTTTATGGTAATCTAAAGTTTTTCTCAAGAGAAACTAATACAATCTATTCACCAAAATTAGAAGTAGAGTGGGATGATTCAAGTTTCTCGACTGGATCAAGTTGGTTGGCACCAATTTCATCATCAGAATTAGAAAACTTGACAGTTTATTTTAAAAATTTAAGAGATGAATATAGAGAGAAGTCTAAGGCTAGAATTAGATTTGTTGGACGTGAATTATATCCTGAAAGAGGATTTTCATCAACACCTGCAGCACTTACTGTTAAACATTTACCAAGTGGTAGTGGAGCTATGGGACATGGAACTTATTACTCTGTTAAAGATGCACACACTAATGAAACAGTAATACCATTTAGTACTGGTTCACTTGTTAGTTGTGATGGTTCTGGTAATTATTTTAATGTTTGGTTTGATGGGTTCCAACCCGAAAGACACTATAGATTTTTAATTCAAGTCATAAGTGGTAGTGGTGCTGACCAACAAAAACTGATATATGATGATGGATATGAATTTAAAGTTGTGAGGTCGTAATGGCTACTAATTATTTGAGTGCATCACTTTTGTCTGACACATATGGGACTATGTTGACAGCAGACGACAGAGAAAACGAACGACAGATATTATATGCTTTTGAAAATGCAAGAGTTAGTGGTTCACAAATAACTCCTGAAAATCTATTACGAGATGATAATGGATTACTACTGAGTTTTTCTGATTCGGAAAACAATGCAACAGAATATTACTGGCAACTTAAAAGAATACCTAACACAAAACCAAAAATAGTATCGGGAAATATTAATTCTATACTAAAAGAAAAAAGGGTATTTTCAGAATTTCAAAAAAGTGAACCAACTCCTGAACCATCAACATTATCTGATTTAGAAAAAACATTACAAGAAAAAATAAAATTATACGAAGAGTTAATAGCAGACGCACAAGGGGAAGATTAAAATGCCTGACGTAAAGGGATTATCAGACGGAGATAAATCGTTATTAAAATCATCACAAACAACTAAAAGTAATTTTGGTAAAGGTGCTGATTATGCGAGAATATACGTATATGATTACAAAGATGAATCATTAGTAACCACTTTTGATGCACCCTCTTCCGCGTTTCGTTTTGAAGGTAGTTCTATAGATATAAACATCGGTCAACATTTACGAAGTAATGGTATTACTGACGGTGAGTATCGTGTGGTTTATTATTTTTACAGAGCATTGGCTGGTAGTGATGGGACTATTACAGAACGAGGTATTACATATCCAAACAAATATTTTCTTTCAAGTATATCTAAGGATAGAACTGAAGTAGAAATAAGACCAAGTTCAGCAATTAATTTATTTGGATATCAAAATGGATTAGGTGCAGTAAATGGATTTAAATTATTTCAAAATGTTCCTAATGTAAATGCTCAATGGACGTTTTCAAATCCAGATCAAAATGAAGGTCAAATCTTATCTTTAGCAATCGCAGATAATGAACCTGGATTTACAAAAGATATGACAAATGGAACGATAACCATTCCTAAAGTTTACGAAGTAGAGGAAGTTATTCTACCACCAGAATTAACTGCAGATCCTAATTTTGATAAAGACTTAATTTCATATTCGGAAAACCCTACAGATATCCCACCAGTTGAGCAAGGTGGAGCTCCACCTCAACCAGCATCTCCATACCTACATAGTGACGGAAAAAAATATATTTGGACAAGATTTAATGAACCATTGTCAAGTGAAAAAGGTACTTCAGAGTATAGTAATCCTAATATTGTAGCACCATTTTATGGATGGAAAGAAGATGAAACATATGTTTCTTCAACAAAGACAATACGTACAAAAAGGGATTTTGTTGCCACTATAAGAAAGGTATTGGGTAAAACTCAATTACTACTGAGTAAAGATTGGCAACAAGGTAAAGAAGAAATTGAAAGTGAATCTACTGGTGAATTTCCTAAAGTAACAAACTCATGGTCTTCAAAAGTTTCATATAAAAATGGATACATAACATATTCAGAAAATAGAGTTGACGATTTAACCACCTATTTGATGGTTGAGGATGAGGCATACTTAATCACAAATGAGTTTACAGATTCTCAAGGATTTATTGGAATAAAACTCTATGAACCATTATCAGATAATATTGAAGATTCTTCTTTAGGTTATTTTGTAAATGAAGTTTTAGAATCAGTTGAAGATAATATAAAATTAGTTCCGTTCGATAGAAATTTAGATTTAGAAAATTCTACATTTTTACGATTACCCAATTTGGGTTCTACTGATTCACCTATAGAATTTAGAGGGACTAATTTTAAAAACTATAATACTTTAGTCGGAAGTAATACTGATGTAATACAAGATATTGAAGATAAATTAGTCTCTGGTAGTTTGTTAGATGTTAAGGTAAATGTCGATTATCAAAAGAGAACTACTGAATTACAAGATTACAATGACAATGGATTTGGTAATTTTATTAACTTTAGTTCTGCTAAAGAAAGATTGAAAAATTTTAAATATAAGTTAGGACTTATAGAATTTTACACTATGAGTCAAAGTCAGTTTACTAATGTTTCAAGTTCAACCGAAAAACAAGAGTTTTATGAAACTAAAATTGACCAAGTAAAAAATAGTTTTGACCACTATGAAAGTTTTCTTTATAATGAATCTTCATCATATGTATCAAGTTCTGCAGGTCAATTCCATGACACAAGTTGGCCAAAAGAAAATAGTACAAGTCCTTATACATTAGTACCATCAACTGGTTCTGTAGCCGTTACGTGGTATGATAATATGATTGAAAGTGCATCCTTGTATGATACGATGAATGATAATAGGTTAGTAAATAATTTGCCAGGTCATATAAAGTTTGATGGAGAGGGTAATACCTTTATAGAGTTTGTTGATATGATAGGTCAACAATTTGATGAAACGTGGTTATACTTAAAACATTTTACTGACATCAATGATAGACAGGCTAAGTTTTCAGAAGGAATTTCTAAAGATATTGTAAAACACGTAGCAAAGGCATCTGGTTTAGAAGTTGTTAATGGAAATGATTTATTAAATCTTTCAGAATATTTGTTAGGTAAAAACATAGATGATGGTTCACAAACTTATGAAAAGGCACAAGAAGAAGTAACAGAAGAAATATGGAAACGAATACTTGCTAACTTACCTTACTTACAAAGAACAAAAGGTACGACTCGTGCTCTAAAGGGATTATTAAATTGTTATGGTATTCCGAGCACTATATTACGTGTGAGGGAATTTGGTGGGCCAGATTACAACGATAGAGTCAGTACGGATTTACAACGAAGGTTCACATATGCATTAGATTTCAAAGGTAGTCAGTATATAGAACATCAATGGACTACCGATAATTTAAGCGGAAAAGTACCAGAAACAATTGAGTTTAGATTTAGAACACCAAAAAGACAGAACCAAACTATAATACAAAAAGGAAATGAATGGGCAATATCACTTCTCGATGGTGGTGTTACTAATAAAGGAAAGTTGAAGTTTCAATTAAGTGGTTCGAGTGATAAATTTTTTATAACATCATCAACACAACAATTCTATAATGATGAGATGTGGAGTGTGATGTTAACAAGACGAAGTGCGAGTGGTGCTGATTTATCTGATGATAATGTATCACGTGATGTTACTTATGAATTAGTTACAAAACAATATGATGCTACAAGATTGAAAATAAATTATGAAACAAGTTCAAGTTTTTCAACGAGTTCTATAGATTTAAATGGTGCGTTTACTTCTAGCACAGCTGTATACATTGGTGGAAAAGGAACTACATTTGATGGGAATAACTTTAGTGGTTCAATCATGGAATATAGATTGTGGACTGAACCTCTATCACAAAGTAAGTTTGATAATCATGTTAAAACATCAAAGGCTTATAATGGAAACACTACATCTTCTCACGCAGATAATTTAGTTTACAGACTTACATTTGATGATAATGTAGATTTAAGTGGTTCGGCAGGAGTTAGGTTTGTAAGTAATAGTGTGGATAATACAACTTATCCAGCAAGAACAGGTTCACAAAATTCATTTACAGATAATTTTTATCGTAGTATTAGTGAAGTTGAAGAAATGACAATTCCTAATATTGGAGCAATTAGAAGAAACTCAAATAAAATACGAATTGAAGATAGTTTTTTAACTGGTTCATTATCACCTAATACTACTTTACAAGAGTCGTCTTTTGATTTTGCACCAGTAGATAGTAATAAACTTGGTGTTTATTTTTCACCAACCGATATTGTAGATAAGGATATTATTTATAGTTTGGCTGATGTAAATTATGATGATTACATTGGTGATCCAAGAGACCAATTTGAACAAGATTATCGTGGATTAAAAGATATACAAGAATCATATTGGAAAAAGTATCCTAAGTCAAATAACTTTTGGGATTATTTAAGAATATTGAAGTATTACGATAGTGGTATATTTAAGCAAATTAAATCACTATTGCCAGCTAGAGCAAAAACTACTCTTGGTGTATTAGTTGAACCAAATATATTAAATCGTAGTAAAGAAGTACTTGGTCAAATACCTACTTTTGAAAGTAATTATTATGAAAATGCTGGACAATATGATCAAGGTGTATTAGCAACAAGAATCATAAGTGGTTCTGATGATAACTTCCTTACAATTGTGGGTGAGTTTCCATATTATGAGGGAGAAAGTAATATAGCACGTTGGATACCTAAGTCGGGTTCTATTGGAACACTTGCAATGCCTTCACGATATAGTCTAAACGTTACTCAAAGTAATGAGTGGGGAACTAATTATGTTGACGCATCGATTACTGATGGTGATATTAAATTTGAAGAAGTAGTTAATCCTGTTATTACGGCATCAAGATTATCAGAACACAATTTTGAATATAGATACTATTTTGATAGTGCATTTTCTGCCAGCTTACATCCAACCTTTGGAGTAAATCCAATACACATTGGTGCTCTGAGTGGTTCAGCATCTACATATCAACGCTTTAGGCTTGGTCATAGAGCATTTATAGGACATTATAGTCACTCACTTGTACCTTCTGAAATTCAATCAGTAGCGTATGATTCAACTTTGTTTAGGTCATTCTATCAAGCCACATCACATGGTGCTGATAAAAACGATCCTAACTATCCTGCAGTAGAGATAACACTTACAAATCCAACAAGACTTGTTACGGTAGAACCAGGTGAATCACGTTTGGTAGACGATACCAAGGCAAATCCAAGAACTACTGACTTTTATAAAGACGGTAAAACAGGAGAAAATGGTTAATGAGATTAACCTAAAAGAAAATTTAGATTAAAATTTAACAAAACATATATTTATGTATGAGGAAAATTATCGTTTCTCATCTATCAATAGGAGATAAAATATGGGATTTTTAGACAACACGAGCATCACAGTAGATGCTATTTTGACAAAAAAAGGTCGTGAGTTACTTGCACGAGGTGATGGTTCATTTAACATCACTAAATTTGCACTTTCAGATGACGAAGTAGATTACAATCTATGGGACACTGCACATCCTAATGGTTCAAATTACTATGGGGCAGTTATTGAAAATACTCCAATATTAGAGGCATTTACTGACCAAAATCAAGTTATGAGATACAAATTAATAACGTTGAATAAAAACACCAAGAGGATGCCAATATTGAATCTCTCCGCACAAAATACAGATTTAACTTTCGGAGGGCCTGAAATTCCTATCATTGCTCAAAGTACTAACTCCAATGACGATACTTATACTTTTGAGTTGAATGATACAGATGTTGCATTCATGAAGAATGTTGTGAATGGGGAAGTATCATTCAGTTCTACTGAGCAATCAAAACAGGAAAATGAAAGAACTGCAGTTGTTTCAACAAGTGGTGAAGTTCGTTTAGAAGCACGACAATTACGTACGGCTAAATCAGCAAGATTGACTGTTACTGGTAATCAAACTGGTGTAACTAAGTCTATAACTATAACAACTTTAGCAGACCCCAACGCATAATATAAGGAATTAAAAAATGGCAGACGCATATAAAGATTTTACTATAGACACGGATGTAGTCTCAGATAGAACTACGGTATCAAGTGGATTATTTAGTGGTGGAGCTGGAAGTCTTACAACTTTCTATTCCGCATCTACTCAAGGTGCAAGTTCAGCATCTTACTTAAATGTATTTGATAAGGCACAGACAGATTCGACAAGAGAGGTACAATTTGCAGTAGGATACGCACATCATGGTGGAAGTGGTTCAATAGGAAACACAACTAAAACAAATGCTGGTAACAGAGAAACTGCTGGAATGTATAGACAATTTGTTAATGTTCTTTTACCTCCAAACCAAGATAAATTTCAATTTACAAGTTACACTTCTGCTTCTGATGATATATTTTTTGTAGTCATGAATAGGGCTCGTATGAGAGAGAAGATGGATCCAGGTAATTGGGAACTTCATCTCGGAAGTACTTTCCCTCTCGTTAAACTAATTGATGATAGTGGAGCAACCACAACACCTACGGTGAATCAAGCAGGACGTGTTTTTAATATTGTGAGTGGTTCAATCCAAAGTGGAACGGCAGATACATTTCTTACAGCAGCCGCTGGAGGTTCCGTTGGTAATTTCTATCCTGATTTAGGAATTATAATTATGGATGCATCTTATATACAATCAAAAGCTTTAGTTACTACTACAAAGAGTACAAATACTTTTGATGATACTCCATCTGAATTCTTTAAACAAATGAATGGTGCTGGTGGATATTTTGCAGCACGTAGAGAAGAAGAAGTAACTTCAACGATGTATTTCTGTAGAGCGAATAACAAAGAATTTAACTTTAGTAACAATCCAACATTCGCAACTAAATCTGGTGATACTGAGGGTGTGTTTACACAAACTACATTTGAGGGAGATCCTAAAACTTTTGTAACTCAAGTTGGATTATACAATGATAATAGTGAATTATTGGCAATTGCTAAGTTAAGTAAACCTGTTCTAAAATCATTCTCAAGGGAGGCTGTAATTAAGGTCAAGCTTGATTTCTAATAGGGGATACTAATGTATAAATTGATAGACCCCCAAAATATATCCAAGAGGTCTTTTACAACTAATAAAAAGTTTACTGTCACTAACAACGATAGTGCCAGTTTTGGTAATTTTGCTATTAGGGCTATAAGTAGCTCACATCATAATTATGCAACCTCATCGGATACGGTTACTCACATTGTATCTGGTTCAATTTCGAGTAGTTATTACGCACTTCCAACTTATAGTGTTATTAGAAAATTATACTATGAGGATATTCACAGAAGATTTAATACTAAGAAACTCCAAAAAACTGAATTATCTACTACTGCTAATGTATTTAGTATACCAAGAAATCTAATAGGAGAGAGAATAAAACCAGGTAGTGTTAAATTATCTGATACTTCATTAGGACAAACTTTTGACATTAGAGATGATGAAGACGGCAATTTATATGACTATGGAAATTTTTCTGGTAGTTATGCGGCATATAAATCAAGTTCATTTGATAGGTCTCAAGGAATAAACGTTAGTGGTAGTGGTAGTCAAATTGGTAACGTGTTTTACGAACATGGTATAATGACCATAACCGATACTGGTTCTTATAGAGATGTTGGGTTCGGTTCAGCTTATACATTAGACTTTCAGGCAACTCAAAAACATTATGAATATGAATATGTTTGTTCTGTTGGCCAATATGAATTTAATTCCACAATGAACATAAGTGCAACTAAAGATAGAAGTGGTAGTATTTCTATTACTGCTGGGCCTGAAACTGTAATTACTGATATAACAGGAAAACCCATTTTAGATGATGGTAGAAAACAAGTAATATATAGTACATCACCTTATAGTAAGTTACCTCCTGGTTCTGCACCAAAAGGAGAAATAATTTCTAATGGTGGATTTGACCAAGTTGTTTCTACTAATGGTACTTCAGTTTTAGGAGATTGGAGTACTGATGGTACAGCGACACTCTTTACTTCTTCTAATGCTGAACTAATATTATCGGCAAGTGCTGGTAATTGGCCAGCTCATGTTGCTCGAGCATCACAAGAAATAAGTGTTAAAAAAGGAAAAGATTATTTAATAACTGGTAAATATAGACCAGGAACAAGCTTAGCAAATGGTGGTTATGGACAAGTCTATATAGGAGATGATGAATATTTTTCAGGTAACTATAGGGCCATAAGTAGTCAATTGAGAACTACTACTTCAGAACTTACAAGTTCTTGGCAACTTCCATTTCGTGCAACTTCTGATACTCATTATGTTTTACTTTCTATGTTTAGGAATGCACAACACGATGATGTTATATGGGATTCTGTTTCATTAAAAGAGTGGCACGGATTTGAAAGTGGAATTGGTGATTATCAATCATCATATCAGGCCACCGATACATATGAAAATTTTGTAACACACTCGGAGTTCAGACCATATGTTACACAAGTAGGGTTATATGATGAACAAAACAGGTTACTCGCACATGCCAAACTCGGCAAGCCAATTAAACTTGATGACCAATACGATACATCTTTTGTCGTTAGGTTTGATGTTTAACAAATATATATTATATTTATAGTATGTAAATAAAGTCTATACCTTTTAATCTAAAGGTTACATTAATTAGTAAATATTTGGGGAAATGGATGCGCAAGTTTCTATTAAGTCTCATGATAATGGTGATGAGTTTATCATATGCTCAAACACCAATCATTAGACTTTTACAATCAAGAACATATGATACACCAATGTTTTGGTGGAGAGATACCTTAACTCATAAGTTAAGAGGATATTTAGCTGACGATACTACTGGTATGTCAACTGCTAATGCTGCCTCTGGTGTTGCTTATAAAAATAATAACTTTGATGCTTGGAGAGATTCAGTAATGACTATTGCCGTTACACTTGATGATAAAGGAGCAAGTGTTACTGCATTTCGTTTAGATTTAGTGTTTGATAATGATTTAATAACTTGGGGACACGACTCAACACGTGTAGAGAAAGGTGCATATATTAATGGATGGACTGAGGGAGATAGTGCAGCTGGTGCACATTATTCGTATGAAGTAGTTCGTTATGCAGATGTTGGGTATACTGATTCACTAGCTGCAGCTGGTAGTGAGAAATCTGTAAGTGCAGCTAGATACGATTGGTTAAGAATTACAATGGTATCACATAACGGAAACGTTAAGACATTTGGTAATGGAAATAATACCCAAACAGAATTGTTAAAATTACATTTTAAAATAAATGATGTTGTTGATAATTTTTCACCACAATCATTTAGAGTGGCTACTAACTATGAGGGTAGTACAGGATATTATACTTATTTAACTAATGGTAATTATGCTTCTAATTATAAAGTTTATATAGATGGAAATGTTGGTACACAAACAGATGGTGTTGGTAATGCTCGTGGTGATATTACATTACATCCAAAACTTTTAGATGTTGAGGGTTACTTTAGATACGTACAAGGTAAAGGTAGAGCCGTTGGTTCGGCCTTTACAACCGCAACCGAGAATACATATCCATATTGGAAAGTCAAGTTTGAATTATGGGAAAGAGCAGCTGGTAAATCTAATTGGTATAACATACAAAGTATTGCAAATGACGCAAGTAAAACTGACGAAGACTTGAGTGATGATGTTATAGGTGGTGCTGGTACATATTATTATGATAAAAAGTCAACCACTGCACTTCAGACAACTACGGGTAATGGATTCTTAGGTATAAGTTATTACGATTCAACTTATACTGATGACAAGGGTTACTTCAATATTCAGTTACCAAGAAACAATGATTATCGTATATCATTCTGGCCACCTGATGATGATGACGATATAGAGAATCATAACCAAACTAAATTTGATAGAGAGGCCATTACTAATATAAATGATGCAGTTATGTCATTTAATTTCCAATCAGGTAAACATCACAATTATAATAGTGGTGCTGGAAGAATTGATACGTTAAATTCTATTGAATACTTTATCGGTGATGTTGATGGTGATGACAAGTTCTTTTTAAATGACACATATATTTTATGGAGTTATGTATCGGGTATTATGAGTCAATACGCACACCATAGTTATGATGTTGTTGCAGACTCACTACAAGATTGGTCTTCGATTGACAATTTTAATGGCACTAATACAACATATAATTACTATCAGACTTTGATGGCTGGTGATACAAGAAAACAAAAATATGAGTTCACGGTATTTTGGGATAAGAATTTTAATCAGTCACAGGCTCTTACATATGGTGAGATTGAAACAATAAACCCACTTATGAATGATATCGTAACTGGCCAAGACACTTTATATATTAGTTTAGTGGGTAATAATCCTGATGGGGATGCGGATTCCTCACGTTATCTGTATGATGATCCTGTAGATTTCACACTTGACAGTATAGCTTACTTTTTCACTGGTGATATAAACACTACGGGTACAAAAGTTAAGGCTACTATGTCTAATGCAAATACATCTGATCCAGGTTCAGGTATTGCTAACGCTAATAGTTCTGGTTATCAAACATTAAATGGTTCGACATTTTATCGTTGGGCAGGTGGTAGTGCACCAGGTGAACATTCTAATAAAATTTATGATCCTAATGTACCAGGTAGTTTATCGAAATTAACATCTGACATAGGTGAGTATAATGTTAAACTTTCATTACCAAGTGATTCTACTGTTAGAGTTCAGTCTGGTAATCAGATAGAAGTTCCTCTAACTGTTACACCTAATGAGGGTGTTACTATAGCAGCTTTTGAATTTGAAATAGAATTTAAACCTGAAGATTTGACATTTATAGATGTAAAAACTGATGTGTTACCAGGGCCGTGGATGACATATGTAAATGTAGGTGAAGTTGTTGATGGGTGGCAAAGAGTTTCTTTTGGTGGTATGGATTACTCACCAAGTAACGCACCAGAAAGATATTTAATTAACAAAGAGGTAGTTGGGTTGAAATTATTATTTTCTGCTGATTTCCCACCTGGTGAGTGGACAGATGCACCGATAAGATTTGTCGGTAAATATGCTGCAGCATCACCAGCTGGTAGAGACTTGACAATGAAACGTGATGATGGTTTGGTTCGTGTATGGAACAAGTATTGGTTGTTCGGTGGTAAAAAACCTGAGAACGAGGAAATAACTTATAACTTTCCAAACCCATTTACAGAGAATACAAAGTTTCAGTTTTATCTTTCTGAACCACAAAATGTTAAACTTTATATTTTAAATTCTATCGGTCAGAGAGTTGGAACACTATTAAATGAACACGTGTTGTCAGGAATACATTATTTTGATTTTACAAACGAACCAAGCATTTGGATACCTGAACAAAGTGTATATGAATCACATCAAAAATTAGAACCAGGTGTTTATATATTTGTTTTACAAACAGATAAAAGAATCAAAACATCTAAATTTACGGTGGTAAAATAATGGATGAATGGCAATTCTTTTTAGTAATAGCATTGATGTTACCAGCATTATATTATACGATGAAATTTATCGTGTGGTTTTCTGAAAGAGTAGAAAGAAAAAAATGAAAAAAAATAAATTTTGGATATTATTTGGTTTAATGATATTATTATCGTTGGGTAGTCAATTATTAGCACAGGCTAATCGAATACTCACACTACCACCGACTGCACAAGTAAGTTCTGTTGGTGATGTATTTTTACCATTTATGAATCCTGCTCGTAATTCCTTACTGAAAGATAATGTAGGTTTTAGTAGAGTTAATTGGATGCAAAATATTACTGATGGTATGTATTATACCCACGTATCAATAAAGAAACAACAATTTAGATTTAGTATGTTAGCTTTTAACTATGGTTCACAATTAGAAACTAATGAGAGTGGTATTGTGGTTGGTGATTTTACACCTACAAGTTCGGTATGGAGTATGAATTGGGGAGGTAAAGTTAAAAATTATAATATTGGAGTTACTGGTAAATTAATTTCTCATCATTTATTTAGTCAGAAGACACTTGGTACATCATTTGATATTGCAACATATTTACCAAAGGTGTATAAAGACTTGGATATTGATGTTCAGTTAAGTAACTTTGGATTTGCACCAACATTTAATGATTATAAAACTGAATTACCCACAAGTTTAAATATTGGTATGAGTTATCCGTATAAACAATGGACATTTTACGAACAATACAATGTATTTAAAAAGTTTTACACTATGGGTGGTGGAGTAATGTATAACTACAATAACACTTTGTTTGGTAGAGGTGGATATTATGTAGATAAAACACACGAATTACAGTATCTAACTTTTGGTGCTGGAATGAAATATGATAAGTATTTACTGAATATGAGTTATATTTATGGTAAAGAGGATAATCCTCTTACTAATACAATTAGATTAACAATAAATTTGGAGATTTAATATGAAAGATTGTCAATGCGACCACTGCGAATGTGGTTGTTGTAATTAAGGAGATAAGTTATGGCAAAGAAACAAGTAGTAGATGCAGAAGCAGCTGTAGAAGAACTGAAGAATAAAAAGTTCGGTTTATCTATACAAAACATAATAGCACTTGTAACGGTTCTATCAACAGGTATCGCAGGTTGGTATAGTTTTACAGGTCGTATCGATGGGTTAGAAGAAATCGTTGAAGGGTTTGCTGAAGCGAGTGATATAGAATTAGTGACAACTAAACTTGATAAGTATGATGAAGATTTCAAGTATCTTCGTGAAAAAGTCGATGGTATGAAAACACCTAAAGTAAAATCATATGATAAAGAAGTTGCTAATTTAAACAATGAAATCAAAAATCTGAAAAGAGAAATTAAGAAGTTAGAAAAACTCCTTAAAGATCCTTTATCAGATTTGAGATAGGAGAATGTAATGATAAAATTCTTACCTTTATTAGTATTTCTTGGTTGTGCTGCATCAGTATCAACTGAACAATATGTTGGTGAATATGAAAAACAAAAATCATTAGATGAAGTTGAAGTAACTAAAGTAGATGGATTGAAACTCTATGACTTGAAGTTCAACAAAGAGTTAGAAGAAAGATATCCTGAACTTGCAGAGAAACGAGTTTCTATGGGTTTAGTTCAAGAACTTCAAAACGTAATATCTTACATTGGTAGGTTCAACTTGATTGAAGCTGAAAGAGATATGCAACTTTTGATTCTAAATGATTTGAAAGCTAACAACGCAAAAATTGAGAAAGCTAAGTATTCGGCTTCTGTAACGATTTATGATTTTGGTGTAAACCTAAAAGAAGAAATCAAGGCAGGTAAAGTTGAAACAATTAATGAAACATTTGTTGGTATACAAGTAAAACTTATCAACAATGAAAATACACAATATGTTGTAGGTAGTGGAAGAGGAACTGCTTCAACCATAGGTAAAGGATTCTTGATTAATCCTAATATGGATTGGAATCAAAGTTCATTGAGTTCCGCATCAAATAAAGCTATGGAGACAGCCGTAGTCAATGTTATAAAAGCAATTGACAGACGAGGTTGGTAATATGGATGTGGCAGAAACTAATACTATTTTTACTATTAGGGAGTAGTGTTTCTGCCCAATCATTTTTTTATTCATATGTAGATCCTTGTCAAAAGGGTACGGTACAATCTACTATAGTTTTAAATAATGGAGTAGAAGGGTTTCAGGTCACATATTATAATCGTAGTAAATTTTTTACATTAGATGAAGCATTAAAGATTGTTCGTTATGATCCTGTAACGGGTGAACCGATATATGCTATAAGTGATTGGACTGAACAAGTTTATCAAGATTTTCAAGCTTTGTTTCCATGTGCAGTTAGGGTTGCTGAGGAAGTCTTATCCTCAGTCATAGCTGACAACATTACTGGACAATTTAGTAAAAGTGATGTTAGTAATGAACCAACACAAGTTAACTATGCGTTACGTTCTACAAAAAGTAGTGACCAATGGATTACTCAAATAAATAATGTTTATACTGCTACTGCATTTGATGGTAATAGTACTCATGATGGTAACTTTAACTTTACTACTGATTTTAAAAAGGGTTCTTTGACGTATGGTAGAGGAATCAAATATACAGCAAAAAAACAAAATCTTCAATTGTCTACAAGTGGATTGACATATAGGACATTTGAGGGATGGGATTGGTTAATTAGTGGTTCCGTAGCAAAATCGATATTTCAAACCAATCCAAAGGCTGCAGTATTAACAATGAGTTATGGTAGAGTAAGTGAAGTTGCTTTTGGTAATGTAACCGCTTTATATGCAACAAGATATCCAGCTAAATTTAACTTTGGTGAGGTGACATTCTCTAATTATATAGCATACACACTATTGAGATATTATGAAGGGAATATTGAGGGTGGTCGATATTTATTATTGAGAAGTCCCATAATATTTCTTCCAACAGTTTCTTTTGATTGGAAAGTAGGAACTGCATTTACATTTAATATAGGATTATCAATGGGATATAATACAGTTGTAAATGATTATGGAGATAGAAATAAAACTTTCTCTATATTGGTTGGAACTTATTTTTAGGAGACAAAAATGAAACGTAGATTTTTAATTTTCTTACTACTTGGGTTCGCTATGATGGAAATAGCATCAGGTCAAGGTGAGATTATGCGTTCAAGAATGGAACGTGAAAAAGAACGTGAGAAAAAAAGACAAGAACAAAAACAAAATGTACTACCACAACCTGCTATCTTGGGTGAGGACTTGGTTGTACCCACATTAAAGATTAGTGAGTTTGTTAGAGTTGCAGAAAACATTGGTATTGAGGATAATGCCAAAACCACAATGGGGGTTCGTCAATTACTTGAAGAGGCATTTTTAGATAGTAAATATAAATTAGTAGATGATGACAATGCAAATTTTGTAGCATCTGCAGAAATAGTTTGGTATGGTAGACCAAATCAGGCATATAGTATTCTTGGGTTTTTTAATAACAGAAAGACCGATACTGAAATTCGTATAAATGTTTTGATACGTGAGACAGTAACAAATAGAGTCATGACAGGTAGAGGTATAGGTGTTATCACCACATCTGCATCTGCAGCAGGATTACAAATAGAAGAAGAATTACCATTTAATCAGAGTGAAATTGGCGGTGCATTAAGAAAGGCAATTGATAAGGCTACGGAAGATTTAAAATGATTAAACTTAAAGATTTATTAATGGAATCCACTTATGCACCCTCTAAACAAGCTGGGCCGAGTTGGATAGATAATGAGTGGTATCCCGCTCACACAAAATCCGTATTGAATTGGGTTCGTCAAAGAGATA